GATACATATTGTTACCTGTTTGTCTCGTACTCCCGACTTTATTGATCGGGCATATGAGTCTATTAAAGCGCTTAACATAAATTACCAGTGGTATATTGTAACTACAGCAGATAAAGCGCTTTCTCTCAATTTTACCAAATATAAAAACACGACAATTATTGTAAAACCGGGACATATGTCAATGCATACCGGGGTTAATTACTACTACGATGTAATACCCGATCAAGGTCAATGGGTTTATGTACTAGATGATGATAATTTAATGCATATAAACTTTAATTTGGTCGAGCCTCATACCTACTCTCCAAAATGCGATATGATTGTAGTAGGACAACAGCAAGAAAACCGAGAAATTCGCTATGTAGACGGCATTTTTAATATAGCTATACAAAAAATCGATAATGGACAGTTTTTAGTACGTAGAAAGGCAGTAGGGCCCTTAAGATACTGGCCGATCTATCGTGGAGACGGTTATTTTGCTTCAGAAATACGGATTTTAACCTATGAATCTGGCAGAGATATTACAATCTTGCCGATCGTAGCATCTTATTATAATAGGCAGACGTGGAAAGAGTAAAAAATAATAATTTACTCTTGATGTTTACAGTTAAAGAGTTACTATATGTCTTGTTCTTTTAAATACGGGCGGTTAGCTCAACGGTTAGAGCAGAGGACTTAATTAAGGGTCGCTGTAATGGAAACGTTACAGTAGTAAGCTGTAAATTCGGTGAACGGTTTAACATCCCAACGCCGAGCGAAATCGTAATGAAACGTGTAGAGACTATAATCAGCTACCTGTAAAATGGTAAAGGCATAGTCCAGACCACAAACTGTAAAGGTAGTGAAAACTATAGTGGTAAGCATAATCCTTTGGTTAGGGGTTCGAATCCCTTACCGCCCACCAATTTTGGTCGTGTAGTGTAATGTAGCACCGACAGCCTTATAAACTGTGCGCGCTAGATTGGCGCCGAGTCTCGGTTCAAGTCCGAGCACGACTACCATTTTAAGGCAAAATTCTCTTGCCTTAATTAGTAACAATAATATAATAAGTTATCATGCTGATCCTGTTTAAATGAGTTACAGTAGGAGTTGACAACTTGTGGGAAGACTAACGGATTACCACAATAAAAACAACGTGCCCTGGGGTCCTCCTAAAGAGGGCGCCAGGGGGTTTTATTTTAAAGAAATTATAAATTAGATAATGCGGTAGTATCTCAGTTGGTAGAGAACGAGTTTTCCAAACTTGATGTCGCAGGTTCGATCCCTGTCTACCGCTCCACTTGTCCTTGTAGCTCAGTTGAATAGAGCAACAGCCTTCTAAGCTGTGGGTCGTGGGTTTGAATCCCGCCGAGGACACCATTTTCGGGCTCGTATCTCAGTTGGTAGAGAAGCTGCTTTGCAAGCAGAAGGTCGCAGGTTCGATCCCTGTCGGGTCCACCACTATTAAATCTTAAGGCTCTCAGGTTTAGTCGCGCGGATATAAACCTCGCCATAAACCTCGAGCTCGCCCATTAGAGCTTGAAACTCTTTTTGCGACAAACTATCTAGATCACTTAACTTATTATAAACGTCTTCAGCTTTTTGTTTATAGAGTTCATTAACCTTTTCCTGATCCTCTTTATGTTGAGAATTTAACTTTATGCACTCAGCATAAGGCTTAGCTTTAGCTGCATAATGTATAGCTGTTAAAGTGCTGTAACCGCCTTTAGCCTTAGTGCTTTCCGCAAGTTTTTCAGCACCTGCTAATCTCTTATTAAGAAATCTTTCAAATGATTCAGCAGAGGAAGGATCAGTATCTACTCTTTTTTCAAGAATAAGCTGGTAAATACTATTAAGTGAGTCTACACTATTCATTAGTTAATACTTACGTTCTTTAACATATTTTATTTTGGGCCTGTTCTGGATTCGATTCAGTAATAGACTTATTAGAAGCAAGCAGGGTTGTTAGACCTTTCAAAACTAGCAAAAAACAACAAATGGCATTATTCAAAGCCTCAAGAGTGTTGTAGCATCTGTTAAGGAATCTTTTTCCTTTCCTGGTACTGAAGCATTCGCACTCGCAGCCTAATAACTGTGATCGGTTATAGTGTAGATTCTCGCTATATATTATAACCGTTATCCAGCGAGAATATCGTTTAAGAGAATCAGAATAGATAAAACGATATTATAGTTATTCTGAAAATTCTAATATCTCGTAGTAAGGATATTAGTACTTACCATTACTACTAAGCTTGTAGAAACTGATCGGAAAGTTACCGAACACAGGGGTTCAACTCCCCTCAGGTCCACCAATTTCTTCTGTGTTTATGCAGACCGTTAACTCATGTAAGAGTTGACGTATACAAGTGCACTTATCTTCTGGGAATTCTCGGAGGACTTGTATGGCAGAGGAATCTAACTTATTGCAGAGTAGAGCATCGGTAGCTCGTCTGGCTCATAACCAGGAGGTAGTTGGTTCAATTCCAACCTCTGCACCCAATTTGAACGGCAGCGTGGATGGACATGCAGCCTTGAGAAGTTCTATTAAGCTCGGTGAACGTCGACCTTAGCTCGAGCCTCTGAAACGAAGCGATGACTACCTAATAGAGCGGGTCAGAATCAATGTCATCAGTAGGTATCAAACCCTACCCGTTCAATTCAATTTCGTATTAGTAGGCGATGTGGAAGGACACATATCATGGTAGGCACCGAAAGGTGGAGGATCTTGGCCATCAGGATAATCACTATGATTAGTCAGAGAAAGTCGTGTATGGCCAAGGCGACCTCTCAAGCCGGAACTGCTCAAGCCCGGTACCTCTAATACGAAACTATTTAAGGATATCCCTATATATGCTATAGGAAAGTAATATGGTTGATAATGTAGTAATAGGTTTTATCATATATAAGTATTAGGCCCAGTGACATTATCTGGGCAATAACCAAAACCTTAGTGGTGGCGGTTCTAACAAGAAGGACAATGCAACATATGATTATTATCGTAACGGTAGTATCGTATAGCGCGGTTGCCGGTCTTATTAGTCTCGCGTGTAGCGAATATAATAGACCACAGCTGACATATACAAAGTAGCAACCTACGCCCGATTTAGGAAACTAAGTCGGGTTTTTTTTTGCCAGGTTAGCATAGTGGCTAATGCAGCACGTTTACATCGTGCCCACCGGGGGTTCGAGTCCCTCACCTGGTACCATTTTACCTGACTAGCTAGTTATTTGATATTTTTATTAACCGAGTAAATAATGTATTATGCTACTACAAGATACTATAGGTATATATCCAAAGGCATTTTCTAATGAGCTTTGTGACACATTATTGAAAATGTATGACACTGCTCTTACAACAGGCACTACATACGAAGGCACGACTGGTAGAGGGGTGGATAAAACAGTTAAAGACACAGTGGACTTTGATTTAATAAAGCAATCAAAAATAGACTCAGTAGCATTGAGTGCCAGTAATGAAATATACAATATATTTAATGATTGTGTAAAAAAATATATTACTGGCTTTCCTCATCAAGATCAATTTCCAGGAATGACAAATTTTATTGAGCCAACAACATTTATTTCTTTACAGGTACAGAGATATAAAAAAAGTACTGGCCACTATAATGCTTGGCACCACGAAGGGGGTACGTTTAAAATGTCTCGTCGGTTTTTTGCTTTACTAGTGTATCTTAATGATGTAGAGGAAGGAGGCGAGACTGAAATGCTATATACTGGACAAAAAATTAAACCCGAAAAGGGTAAACTTTTAGTACACCCTGCCGGGTTTCCATATATACATAAAGGTAATGTACCTTTGTCTAGCGACAAGACTATTTTAATCTCTTGGTTAGTATTTGTTAATAATAACAGATAGTATTTTCCGTCTCTATATATTATATGCCTATAAACCCCCACACAAATTCAGCTTATCCTCAACCAGGTCCCGAACTACCTCAAATGGTTTCATATGGTCATGAACTTGATATGAGTTATGATAAGATTGGTGAGATGAGAGATTCATCTGATATTATTAATAATAGTATTGAGTTACGTAGAAGGTATAATGATTCAGGGTATCTTTATATTAAAGGTTTCTTTGAAAGAGAAGAAGTATTAAATGTACGTTCCGCTTTATTAGAGAAGATTGATGGTGTTGGGTTTAAGCCAGAAATTGCTAAAGAATGCGAACCCTTACAAAAGCTTCTCTATACAGGCAAGATAATGGATTTTTATAAATTAATTTTTGGAGAAGAAGTACGTCCTTATGACTACACTTGGTTAAGAGCAATTGGGCCTGGTAAAGGTACAAACCCACATTGTGACTTACCGTATATGGGTAGAGGCACTCATAATCAAATGACATGCTGGGTACCTTACGGAGATGTTCCATATGAGTTAGGGGGTTTAATGATTTTAGAAAAGTCCCATAAACGATTAGATATCTTAAAAAAATATGCATATCGAGATGTTGATGTGTATTGTAAGAATAAAAAAGAAGATCTTGCTAAGGTAGAGAATGGGGAGTGGGTATTTTCTGGTACATTGTCGCATAACCCACCTGCAATACGTAACAAATTTGGTCATAAGTGGTTAGTAGCAGATTATAAAGCTGGAGACTTATTAACATTTAATATGTTAACGGTTCATGCAGCTCTAGATAATCAAGTGCCCGATAGTTTGAGACTCTCTAGTGACAGTCGTTATCAAAAAGCTTCCGAGCCCATTGATGAGCGCTGGGTAGGAGAAAACCCTCCAGGTCATGGACCTGACGGTAAAGTTGGTTTAATTTGTTAATTTAATTTTTGCCGCTATCGTATAACGGTTAGTACAACGGGTTTTCATCTCGTTAATCGGAGTTCGATTCTCCGTAGCGGTACCAATTTAAGTATATCCCTACAAAGAAATTATTAATTAACGTTGATTTCTTAGGTGAAAAGTATTAAATATTAAAGCATGAATAAATTAATTAAAATTATGGTTTTGGCTTCTATTGCCAGCGTTGCTTCTGCTTTCACGAGCTCAGTTGACGTTGGTTTTAAATCAAAACTTATTGAACAGGGTGTAGTAACTGGCAACAATCAAATTGTTGCTGGTGCAAACGTAGAGGTAGGGAGTTTTGGCCTCGGGGTCAATAGCTTCAGTACCTATGAAACAAGCGAGGGTCTTGGCGGCAAGGAGCTTTCAAACTCAGGGTTGTTTAAACGCGTCGATGTCGTCGCATCTTATAAACTTAATTCTACTGTTGCTGATGTAACAGTTGGTGGGGTTTTTAAGAACGCAAGTAAGTCAGCTGCTCTCGGTGGTATTCAAAATAATGTTTTACCATACGTAACAGTTGGTGGTAAAGTGTTTAAAGCCTTCCCTTGGGATGTAACTGCTTTATTTGATACAAAGAATCATAACTCAAATTATGAAGCTAATATCAGATTACCAATCGGCTCTAAGACCGTTAAGATTGTTCCAGCATTTGGCGTTGGTTTTAACAATCCAGAAGCTGCTACAGTAGATGCTCTTAAGTCTGTGGACAAGTATTATACAGCTGGGGTCGGTCTAGCTTACAATGCATTAGGCGGTACCTTTGGTGCTGATCTCTTTGTACAAAGTAGCGGGCTTTCAAGTGACTCTAAGAGAGTTACTGGTTATAGCGTTGGCTATAGCGTCAAGCTCTAATAGTAGTTTAAAAATTAAACAATTAACCCCTGAGGCAACTCGGGGGTTTTTTATTGTACTGTTTCTGCACTATCGTAATTAAGAGTTACCCAGTCTGGGTATACAAATATATTACCATGCCAGGAATACTTCTCATGTCGGTTGTTACAAATAATAACTTTAGCTTTACTCAAAGCTCCCATCCACCAACAATACGTACCTTCACTTAGTACTAGCTGATTAAAGTCTTTAGCAAAATCCAGCTTTACAAGAGGGTCGTTATTAACATAAGGTATCAACCCATAACGCTTAATTAATAGATCTACCCAGGGATGCCCCATAGTATCAGATGAGATATAGCCTTTGGTGAACGTTACTCTTTCGATAGCTTCAAAATAGTACTCTAATGGTAATACTGCTCGTCGTCCAAGTATATCTCCAAGTCTAACTGATACAAATAGCTCTTGAGGATCTCTTTCTCTGTATTGAGGGTTATATGCGCCACGAATTTCTTCTCGGTATTTAAGTACAAACTCAGGAATTTGAAACCAGTCTTCAAATATATAATGAGCAGGAGGAACCGAGGATGCGTCGAGTAATGCCATTACGTCTGCATTGTATATTTTTACTCGTGGGTGTTCGTACGTACTATATTCGTTTATACCAAAACTCGTATCGATATTAAAATACTTTCCAAAATTATTATAAAACACTAGTTTGTTTAGTCCGTCATAAGCATTAGCATCCATTCCGTGGGCAGCTTCAGTACCAATTTTATATGAGTGCTTTTTAGCAAATATGTAGCCAGGAACGTAACTAAACATATTATTACCTAAACGCCCCCCGTATTGAATTGTAACCACGCCTAGACTTACCTTAACCCCTAGTTATTTCTATAACGCGTATTAACTATTCGCCGTTCTCTTTGCAACCGCCGCTTTATGCTCTTTAATATGAAACTCAAGAGCTCTATTTAATTTATGAGAAAACTTTTCGGGCATTACTCCCGCTTTTTCTTGAAGTATTAGTTCTTCTCTAAGAGCTTTTAAAAACCTTTCAGATAGGTTAAAATTGCGTGGATAAAACATTCTTTTTTCCTGTCTTATCATCCCATAATTCTCTAAAAGTGCTTGAAATTTCATAAACGTATTTTATAATACTTATCTCTATGACGACCGAATACAATGAGTATACTCATGCTTTAGGGTATAAAGATATATACTTAGTTCCTAATTACAGCGATCTTGAGTCGCGAGCCTTAGCAGATACTACAGTTAAGATTAAAGACTTTAAGTTTAGCTTGCCGGTAATGCCCTCTAATATGAGCTCGGTAATCAGCTATGAAACTTATCCAGTATATAATAACTCTGGGGTCATACCTATTATGAACCGGTTTGATATGTCCAATACCGAGTTTCTTAATAGAATCGTGGGCGATTGGAAAGCTATTAGTATTGGTGTTAAAGATAAAGATAAAGCTGAATTGCACGAGTATATCTATGCCCCTACCTGCATTTGTATTGATATTGCACATGGACATAGCAAATTAATGAAAGATATGATTGGATACACTCGTAACGTGTTTCCAGACACTATTATTATAGCAGGTAATGTAACTACTCCTGAAGGTACTAAAGACCTTGCTGAATGGGGTGCTGATATAGTTAAAGTAGGAATTGGTCCGGGTCAGGTCTGTTCCACTAAGAATAAGACTGGTTTTCATGTACCTATGTTTACAGCGGTTAAAGATTGCGCTGCTGCATCTCCCGTGCCTATTATTGCAGATGGCGGTTTTAGAGAGAACGGGGATATCGTAAAGGCCTTAGTAGCAGGAGCTACCTTTGTAATGTTAGGTGGAATGTTTGCTGCCTGCTCGGATAGTCCTGCGGTAATCGTGAACGGTAAAAAAGAGTATTACGGTAGTGCTTCTGAAAGAAACAAGGGGTACGTCAGGAATATCGAGGGATTCACTACCCATCTCACACCATCTAACACTATAGCATGTAAGGTCCGCGAGATTAAAGAAGATATCCAATCCGCTATTTCATATAGTGGGGGTAAAGACCTTTTTGCGCTTGATTTATCAAGAATAAAATATAACATTATAACATCATGAGCCATCAAGAATATGTCCAACTCGAAGCTGTTCGTACAGCTCTCGAACAGTTCGTTAAAGATGAGAACGCTATTGAAGAGGTTCTCAAGCTCTTAGGAGCATCTACACTATCAGTAGATGAAACTGAGACTCCAGAAGCTACTGAAGATTCTGTAAACGAAAAAGAAGAGAGTGATGTACCTAAAGCTAAACAACAGTTTGTTATCTTGGTTTCAGACTCAGAGGGCTTAATTAAGAAAGATCTTACGGGCTGGGTTCTCCAGATTCCAGAAGACGAAGAAGTTCGCGATGTAGTAGAAGGTATTAAGAAAGCAGCTTATAACTACAATGCATCTAAGAAAGGTCAGCGCTATCCAGTACGTAACATCGGTCAAGCTATTGACGCTGTTGGTAGTAAGTTCTTTAAGCCTTATAATGTAAAAATTAAGACTAAAGAGCCATTGTTCATAGTCACCACCGATAACGTCTTACCGAGGGAATAATATGGCAGGCAAAGGAAGCAAAACACGTCCACTATCAGTAAAGTACGAAGAGTACGCTGATAATTATGATAATATCTTCCGGAAGGATAAGCCTAAACCGGAAGAAGTAAAACTAATAGCAGCAAAAGAGGTAAAGAAGTAATTATTAATTTTCTTTTCTCTCGTGTGGTTTATACCATACTATTCTATTATGATTAATAGGAGAAGCTAAAAGCACTGCAGTTTTCATATTACCTTTGCGGGTCTCTTGAAACATATGGGACATCCAAGTCTGCTCATACGGATGAGCCCACTTAGTGTTGAGGAACATTTTACGGTTACCCTCTTTACTAGTAATTAAAGGCCAGTTAGCATAATAAACGTCTCCTTCAATATATGCTAACTCTTCATATACATTAATTTTGTTAAATTCTGTACGTGGAGTATTAGGATCTAAACCATTCACTGGTAACTTATCATAACTTGGCCATATTTGAGTACGAACTGACTGAGGAACATTATACCAGGAACACTGTATATGATTATCCATGTATACTTCAGTAAAAGATAGCTTAAGAAAATCAAATTTTTCTTTAAGCATAATCTTTTGTATTTTCTCGAAAAGATTAGGTACATGGAACCGAAATCCGTTACGACAGGTACCGCTACTAGGTTCATGCAAACACATATCATCTTCAAAAAACACGTAAAAATTATTATCGGTAGTATCAAAATGTTCTGCAGCATATTGTCTCCCTCCGCAAATACCAATATTATCAAAATGTTTATAATGGATAAATTGATACTCTTGCGCGATTTTTTGATTCTCTGCTTTAGCTATTGGATCAGTTGAGTTATCAATAAGGATTTTTTCTGTTTCTTGAAGCCACTCTGGGTATTTTTCTAAGCTTTTTAACAATGTACGCAATTGTTGCGGGAAATTAAACGTAAGAATATAAATTGCAGTTTTAACTTTAGTTAAATCAACATTTACGTGTTTATTAGCGGTTCTTTCTTCTGGTATTGGCTCTAACGCTGGTTTTTTATCAGCAAGCTCTTGTATAAACTTAATAATAAGCCCATTTTCATCCAACATATATCGTCTATACGTCTCCGGATACAAATAGGTCATAATAGAAAAAATACTTTCTTCTGTACCCATATACCCCTCTGATAAACTACGATCTACAAGGGCATAATATAATCCATTTGCTTCATGTATAGCTTGTTTAGTACCCCCAAACAACCCGCCGCGACCGACTAGTTGTACATTCGCTTGAGCAAATTTATCTATAGCGTCTTTCTTAAACCCATGTATTTCATTATTAGTATGGTAAGGATAGCAAAGGAATAAAAACGGATCCAGTAAAGAACTAATACTATCAAGCACTCTATTTTCAGTAAAATATTTTTCATATACTGTATTTGTTATACCTGCATCTAGCCAAATAAAGTGTTTTGATGAGAAGGGGTCCCATATAGTAACATCATGAAGCATGAACATTTTACTCATGACAATTGGATTATACCACTCACAAACAGCCTGTGGGCTGTTAGACAACCAACCACCCTCGCCAGTTTGATTGAACCAATTTGGGTCTGTTCTTATTTTTTGAGTTTTATCCCAAAACGGACTGTAAAGGTTTTTTACGTTGTCTAGCTCGTAAACTTTTACAAACGTATTTTCTTTTTTTCGTTTAGCCCATACTAAGTGTTCTAGCGAGGCTGGTACATAAACGAAAAGATTAACATCTATATCAAGCAACTTATTAAAATTCTCAATATAGTGATTAAAGTCTCGTCCGGGTCGGTTTATATTCCAAAGACCTGTTACTACTGTTAAATCTTTACTCATTATTAATATTTTTGACCTTCAATATGTTTATAAACCCAAGACCCATTATCATCTACTTTGTTTTGTCTCAGAATATTACAACCTTCAAAAGAGTCATGGTAGGTATGTTTAAGCACAGGAAAAGTTATTACCCCGCCTTGAGCGCGCCATTCCTCTATTGTTTTTAAAACCGGATCAGAAGGATGGAAAGTAACCATTCTCTTAATGTTTCTTGATGCTAAGTAAGCAGCGTTAATCAGATCATCATTCCACGATTTTCCTACAAAATCTGTAAAATAATCTTGTTGAAAATAATGTCTTCGATAAGAAATAGTCTTATAGGCCTGCAATACTTTAACTAAGTGGTTGCCGTTAACTGAAACCACGTAATGATCCCTTACATCATTAAAAACAGGAGTTACAATTCCTAGCCCATCATACCCAATTGCGCAGCCAGGAAACTTATATTGGTTTGCAACTTGTTCTTTTACCATTTCAGTATTATACACAAGATCATCATCAACTGTAATAATAATAGCATCTGGATCTTCTACCCGTAGTAGAGTCGAAACTATTTTTGTAATAGGCCCTAGATCTTCTACTCGAAATATTTTTAAACGGGGATTTTTTAAAGATAAATCATTAAGCCAATCCGGAATAACATAAGGTATTTCTGTTATTTTGTTTATATCCGGTATATTAAAGTGTATTTCATAATTTTCATATGTTTGATTTAATAAAGAATCTATACAAGCCTTAAAACCATGCTCATTAGTACCTTGCAAACGAGTTGGTATGGTAGTAAGAGTTAAAATCACTTGAGGCATAATTTTATTTAAACTATACTATCTATATGGCCACTTGTAGTGTGCCGTGTTATTCTTTATAAAACACACTTTGGCGGCCACAAAGCAAACGAGTATAACCCTCGTTAATTAGGTGAGGGGTTAAAAGTTTATCCTTACCGGCACTATCTGTATTAAAGTCGGTATCATCAATAGAAACTAAATGTCTTGGCGCGAGCTTATCCTTTGCAGCCATGTATGCTTTTAAGTGATTTTCAGCATATTCATGCGTACCTTTGTCCCAGCCATCTAGATATAATAGATCAATTTTGCCTGGAAAATTTTGTAAAAATGAAATACCATCCTGAGGTATGTGAATATGTAAGTTAGAAGGTACCGGCTGTTTAATATGATACTCGTATTGAGATAATAAAATTTCTTTACATCTCGGATCAATATCTACTGTATGTACTTCAAACCCCTCACGGACCCAAAAATATGTAGAATGTCCATCTTGACAGCAAGGCGGTGCATCTTTAGATAGCAAATTATAACTACTATCATGGTAAGCAATACAGTTTTGAGTAAGCTCCATTCGAGTAGAACCGATCTCAACTACTGTTTTACCTTCAATTAATTTAAGGAATTCAATAGTTTTACGTATCCATGGTGCAGGGTAATTGCGTATACTATTTTCTTCAGGGGTTAATCTATCATGATTCCAATAATGTGTAGTTACTTTAAAGTTATTAGCATTAAGCTGTAGCTCTTTTTTCATAAAATTTTCTTCTCTACTCTTTCAGCCCAGCCTCTTGTCTCGCTATACCCCCAGGCAACCATTTTAACTGGCTTTTTATCAAAATATTGAAAATACTCTTCATAATGAATAGGTCTACCTTCCTTTAAGAAGTTCTGTAATTCCTGACCCTCAATACTTTTAGAATGAATACCGATACCATTTTCATCATCAAAAGCAATTAATATCGATTTGTAATCCTTGGCAGGTAGTTCCGTATTATATACATTAACTAAATGATAAAATGACTTAGACCATGGACTATCAACCGGGGTCGGTGGAAACCCATTCTCTAGGGTATATTTTTGTACCGTTTTATCTTTAAAGTTAATACCTGCATATGCTTCATAATCAGCTAATGTTCTCGTAGTTCCTAATTCATACCCCGTTAAATTAATATCAGAGTTACTTTCAACTTTAAATAACGTACGTATTCTCTTGCGAGAACTATCTTGCATTTCGCCCCATCTTACCCCGTTTTTAGAATCATCATCCCACTTTAAAATACCACCACGTTCTTCTCGCATAGTTGAGTGCCATATCACTAGCTTATGAGGATGAAATAAATCGTACCCATGAGTATATGACCTGACAGTCAAGTTAATTTCTTCACCGCTAAAATATATATTTGGATCGTGCACTACGTCCTTGGCCCACTTAGCACGCGCAAACGCAAAATGACCTGATATAAACCGAGAAGGAACTGGTTCTGTTCTTTGTTGCCACCCTGCAAGTAACGCGGGCCGAATAAAAATGGTACCGTGCGGATAAAAGCATACAAATTGCTGTTGCCATGGTTCCATGGCCCGCCCCACAGGATCGGTCTTTGGAGTATAGTACGGCAAATACCCTGTTAAAATCGGCTTAAACCCCTTCTCTTCTAAACCTAAATGCATCTGTTGTAGAGTATCATCCCAGTCTTTTACAAACCGGTGATGAGAATCTAACTGTAATATATAGGTTTCGTCTGTAATGAGCTCGTTAATTAGCTTGCGGGCATATGGGAGACCTTTAGCTTGGGTATAAACCATCTCGATGAGTTTAAATTGTTTATTATCCCGAAACTCATCCAGATTGTCAAACTTATCGTTCTCATTGTACTGCCGGCATATACCAAACACTATTCGTTCTGGGTATTTTGCTTGCGCAAGACAATCTTTAATTGTTGGTACCAATTCAGGATCTCTATAAGCTGGTAGGTGTACAAAGATCTTATCTTTAATATTATTTTTCTTTACAGTTTTCATCAGTATTTAATTTCGTTCTCTATAATTTTAGTTTCCCACCCCTTAGACTTACTATGCGGCCAAACAGTCCATTTATATGGCTTAGACTCTGTATTAAACTCTCTCCATATATGTACGAACTTATCGTTAGGGTCAGAGCTCATAATAGTAGCAATTTCTTGGGCATCTGCATCTTTACGAAACATATTATTATTATCTTTATCTTTAAACACCACCACCCAAAAGTCGTAATCGTTTTCTAGTAAATTTGGCCGATACACATCTATACAGTATTTATACATGCATGTTAGCTCCTTTTGAAAGGTCTCTTCGTCTGTATACTTCACTGGTGGTAAAGTTTCGGAAACCACGTCTTTATGGAACTTTCTATCTTTAAAGCTTACCCCGGCATATCTTTCAAACTGCTGTAAAGTTCTTTCTGTACCAAGACCGAATTTGCCATAGTTAATTTGACTGCCATCTTCTCCATCAACCCCTAATAGTATTTTTACTCTGTTATAACTAATACTATTGAGTGCACCCCAATTTTGATGGTCGTCCCAATGCTTTTTAGATCCAGCGCGGATGTACTGATGCCATACAAGCGGTATATGAGGATGAAACAAATCATATCCATGGGTATATGCTCTTACTGCTAAAGAAATCTCTTCTCCATGAAAGTAAAGCTCTTCATCATAAGGTACCTCGTTACAAAATTCCCCCCGTGTAAAAATAAAGTGAGCTGAAAGCGCCCGGCTTGGTACTGGTTTAGTAAGCTCTTTCCAGCCCTTTAATGTAGAGGGTCTTAAAAATATAGGCCCCTCTGGTAAGAAACGATCATAATTAATTTGCCAAGCCTCGTTTAATCTAGATTGAGGGTCGTTTTTAGGATCATAACTACACAGATAAGCTGTGAGTAGGGGTTTTTTATACCCATCTTTTACCAGCCCTTTATACATTTTTACCACTGCTTTATCCCAATCTTGCACAAAACGATGATGAGAGTCTAATTGTAAGGTGTATTTTTCTCCTTTATACTGTTCCTGTATTTTCCGGCGTATCCAGCAAGCGCCTTTTGTCTCGGTGTGAGGAATATCTATTATTACAATATTAGGTATACCAGCAAGCTCGTTTATATTTTCCTCGGGAGAATGTTGCCACCCTATACAGAAATGCAATCTCTCCGGCTTTGCTGCACGAGCAATACAATCTTTTATAGTAGGAATTAATTCTGGATCCCGGTACGCAGCAATTTGTATAAAAATGGTTTCCTCCATAAGATATTATAGAAGAATTTACTAACTATTCAACTATGTTCAACTTAACCTGGAACCCCGTTAATAGGTCCGTTTGGATTACTATTCTTATTACCACCTGCAGTATTGTAATGGTCCGCAGCTGCAGATGCTGACGCTGCAGCTGATCCACCGTTAAGTATCAATGCTGCTGTTCTAACTGCTGCGGCGTCTGTAACTAGTGTTAACGGCAAGTTCTTAAAGTAATGGGTGTGTGGTTGGTTTATAGTTAATGTACCCCCTTCAATTTTTACAACATCCCCGCTCACAATATTACCACCAGCCGTTTTAGAGATCGTTGCGTCGATTATAGTATAGCCAGTATCTGTTATTTTAGTAGATTCAGTCACTTGAAATTCTACTGGCGCAGTAACATGCTGTAAAAACACTTCACCGTTTGTGTATGTACCACCGCCAATAACTACATTCTTACTAATACCCAAGTTATCATCTATTACCACTTGATTACGGGATCTACTTCTAATAGACATTATATCAGCTATAATTGATAGGTTAGTACCGCCATCGATGTTCATGTCATCAGAAGAAGCAACGTTGACTTGCTTACCTGCTAATGCCATTATAGTACCACCGAGATTAACTGGTCCTGTTGTTTTTATATCTATACCACCCGAACCTACCAACATACTCCATCTATTACCTACCGTCTCAGTAAGATTTCCACCAGGCATATCATCGATATGGGTATACTCAATAGCGTTTATAGTGGTTGTAACTATACCAGTACCACCAGAAATGACGTTTCTATAATTGGTTATTGTTTTATTTGTACCATTGTATCTGGTACTTGCAAAAGTATTAAATACTAATCCTACATTACTAAATTTATGCTTAGTAATTGTCTCTATATAGTTACCACCAAACCCGAGTTGAGCTTCTGCAGCTGCTAGAGAATCAGCTTGTGCAGCTACTGTGCTTACTAAATTGCTCTTGTCCTCAGTTTCTGGTTTAGCTAGTATAGTAGCAATAGCGGTATATGCAGTAACCCAATTATCTAAAGCGCTTTTATTTAAAGAGCCTACCTTTAAAAAGTAATCTCCTTTTATTACATTATCATTATCTCTACCAATAAAAAGATTACTATGGCCTCTTACGGTTTCGTATTTATCTTTCTGGGTTAATAACTGAAAGTTCTTAGGGTTAAATAGGGCATTATAATCATTACCTAACTCTAGATAACCACCGGCAAAGCTAGTTACCTTAAAACGCTCTCTATCACTGGTGTTAATTATTTCTATAGCAGCACCGCGTTGGTTAATAACCATTTTGTTGCGGTACGTTATAGTGTTAACATCTTCTGCAGGACGTCCAATCTTACTAACACTTTCAAATGTTTGAGGGTAGTCTTGATATGAACCGTCTTCAGATTGAAATATACTATTAAAATCATCTTCTCCTAAACTGTACCCCATATAAACCGGGTAGTAAGGTATTCCGTCTCTAAAGAATACCCAAACGTGAGCGCCTACATTAGGTACTGAAAATACCCCTTTAGCAGCATTAGAGTAGGTAGACGGGCGGTAATTAGCTCCATTAGGATTAACTGTGTTAGTATTATTAACTGTAGTGTCAGTAAACGCGTCTGTTAGTTTAGTCCCGTATTTTTCATATACTGCGCCGGGCTTTTCCCCCATTTTTTCTTCATTAAGCCTTAGAGCAGATACAGTACTTGCAAATGTAGACCCCGAAAGACTGAGTTGATAGGTTGCATCAGAAACTGAACCAGTACTATAAAAGGCATTATACAACCCAGAGGAACTAGCTCCTAACAAAGGAGCGCTGTATTCAGCCCATTGTAAGTTTTCTTTTAATTCGTCTATAATTAAGTTTAAATCAGACTCTAAATTAAGACCAGGAAACTTATATGAGCGGTCTTTTTTAGCTGCATACCATTTATCGTATATAGCGCCATTAATATGCGGAACCCATACCTTTACTCGACCACGATACTCCGGATCGTTATTTTGCACTACAATGCCTAGGTATGTTGAATCGTATTTGTTCATTAGTTAGCTATTAGCGTGTAAGTGGTGAGCTGTTTAATAGTATTAACATTATTATTGTTAAAGTCTACAGTAATAATCGTATCTTCATTATTAGCACTTAACTGCCAATAGTAAGGAGTGAGTAAGTTACCAATTACGTTTGTATTATAAGGTAAGAAGCTAGAAAGGCTGCTATAAGAGCTATTAACAGTAGCTGTAAGAGAATTATTAGATGTAATTCTACGAGTTAAATCAGTGTCAGCCATTATAAGATTTCCATTATTTGGATTTGTATCTGTACCAGTCGGCCCGATATTAACTATATTAGCCACAAACAAACTGTTAGCTACACTATAAAAGCTATCAATTGCACTGGATATATCCGCGCGTATCAAACGAGATATTACTGGGCTGTATGGTTTTGTCTGTGTATTATTTAAGTTGTTAAAACGGGATATATAGTAAAGAGTACCTACGCTTTCTGAAAAAGATTGATAATAATTAGAAGCACTAAGACTCACTCCGCTCAGTATTAATGGATTAGAATAATATGTAGCTTCATCCCACCAATATTTTTTCCAAAAATAATTTAAGGATATTTGCGGAATTGCTAGGAAAAACTCAATAGCAGCGCCAATAGGATTAGAATTAAATTGTACAGTATAGTACTGCTGTGCTACTATTTGTTCTAATTCATATCCGTCAATAGTATACCCTACCCAGTACTTAGTAGTATTATAAAGATCGAATGTTCTTACTTCGGTAGCCATTGTATTACTTAATCGACAGTATCTTGAATACGTATATCTTTATCAGAGTGCGGCTTAACAGCAGTAATATTATTACTATAGCTAGTTTTAGTAAACTCATGAGTTACCTTAATTGCAAACCATTGCCCCAAGAGTTTCTCATCAAAATCTGCATCTATAGCGCCTGTTACTCTATCTAAGCCTATAAATACATTGCTGCGTCTAAAAGTACTACCTGGTACTGCAAAATTTAAACAACCATTTAAAAATAATGCCGATTTTAAGACTGTATTTCTAGCGTCGGGGTAGCGATCAAGCTTTTCAGTACCATAAGAAAAGGTGGTCTCTATCGAGGGGCTTTCTGTTTTCGTCTTATTGAGGGTAAGGAGTGCTTTAGGCTTAGTATTAACTTTAAATCTATCTACATAGTTTTTCTGAAAAAATGCTTTTACGTTTTCTATATCATTCTCTTGAAAGTCTAAACTAAATTGCTTGCGTTTTGTAGAATTGCTTGCGCATGGTTTACTAATAAACACAAAAGTGTTATCTACAGAAGCCATATCAACAAATTGAAAATTAGCTACGTTACTTGTATTCCCCATATATATATTACGCGCGCCAGTTGGATCTTGCGGGGTATGTCTTAACGATGGTATTATTACTGAACTAGCATTTTCAGATGTAATTAAAAATTGCTCGTACTGTAATAGACCTGCAGTTTGTTGGTTATTAACTGCATAACTCATGAGCTTAGATAAAGATAGTAACGACCATGTCTTTGTGTATCTATCTCTAAAAAGTATAGCAGCATCGCCTTCTATATTTCCACTAATATTACTACTCACATGTCGGTGAAGCAAGTAATTTAAATCTGTTGCCGCAAAATTGTTTGAAGCCGGACTATAAAATATATTACTTGCGCCGGGGTCCCAGTCTTTTGCAAACACTTGAGGACCAACTTTAGACTCAAGAGTTTCTTTTATAAGGTCTTTTATCGCTAGCCCAGTCGGAACTCTACGGGTCTTATCGTCTATATAAGCGCTTTTCCCTCTTAGCTCAGGCTTTGACTGGTATAATACACTATTTGTATTCCAGTTAACTGCAGTTTCTTCAAAAATCTGACAGTCTGTTTCCCAGAAATATAATTTAAAATATTTCTTTTGAGTGGTAGGCCCGACAGCTATATCCTCAACATCATATATAGAGAACATATAGCTTAATTCCCAGAGATCTGCAGGAAACGGATTTTCATTTGCTAGCACCGAGTTTTCGTTTTCTACAACAGGCTTTATGTTAACCATTAGCAAATCTCTACCATCATTACGAAATTTATAGTTTGCGTTTTTATCAAAAAACTCGTTAGGGCGTCTCTCAATAACATTTTCATTATTCTCCAGTATAATATACCCACGTTTAAACCAGCACAAAGCAGACTCTTCAATTACTAAAGAAGCCATTCCAGCAGGATTAATAGGAAACGCTAGGCCTTGAGTGTTGTATAGCGTAATTACAATTTCATAGTCCTGGTTGTTAAGCCGGAGTCTATTTTTAATTGATGCCATATTATTACTGCTTTATTAACTGCAGCACGTTACGCACATACTGAGTCTTAAGTATTTTTAATTGAGTATTTGGAGCAGGAAAATCAATCGGGTTTGTAATATTATTTACAGCGCAAATTAACCACCATAAAGATATAGTATTATATACTTTATAGCTTATTAGAGTATATGGTATTGAATCGTTATTAACAGTAAAAGTAGTATAGTACTCATCTGAAATCTCTTCCGGAAAGTTTACCTTTGCAAGTAAATTATAAAAGTACTGTTCGTTTTCGTTTTGATATATATTAAATAAGTTTTCATATCTAAACGTATCTAACTCTACTAACTCAGTTAAATTGTTTTGTTTATAAGGGCCTGAGGATAAAGATGGTATATTGGTAGTCATTATTATTATGCTCCACTATATGAAACTGTCACAAACCCGGTAGGATCTGCGGCAAATTGAAATATATTACGCGCGTTCTTTAGCGCGCTCTCTAGAGTAAAAGTTATCTTATAAGCTTCGGGTATCATTTTTATATTAGCCCCTGCTTTCTCACTAGAATTAACAGGGTTACCAGTGGTAATATCTACTAGCTTGGTTGCTCCAACATTAACAATACTTAAGCCAGACACCCAGCATATAGGTAATTGTTTATATCCCGGAATTAAAGCCCTATAAAGACATGGAGGGTCTAATAAATTAATACCCTTTCTATTTGCTAAATTTTGATAGGTAAATAGAAAGCAGAACTCCCAATTTCTACGTATGTCTGCCAACTCTTGAGTATTGTAAAGATAAAAACTACATTCTATTGAATCGGACCCAGTCCCGGTAAACGACTGAGGCTCTTCACTAGCAACCAGACCACCCCCGACAGCTAGGCCTATAGTCTTAGCAGCATCTGCAACATTATACGCTCCCATAAGCATGGAAAATATGTCCGGCCCAGTTTTATTAGGGACTGTTGGGGTAGTTGTTGCCGCCGGTTTAGCACCCGCTGTTCCATCTACTAATTTTGTTATACCCTGCACCCCTTGTATTAATGCATCTCGTATTTGAGTACTTTTCCCCCATTGATTATTAGGGGACATCATATTTGCTGCTCCCAGGTACGGCATTACATAGCTCCACCCAGTAGGCTCGATTGCATATAGCCCTCTATATACATCTAATCCTTGACCGCTAACACTTGACGTAAGTTCCTGTCGCCTGGCAGCCGCTAAAGCGGCTTCTTGAGCAGTAGCAGGGGTAGTTGATACCCCACTCTGTTTACTTTCTTTTTCAAGCGCCTTGGAGACAGAACTTAGTATTTGTTTTAAACCTGGCAATTGACCAGTAAGAGATAATCTAGCCGTATTAAGTCCAGCGCCAGTAATATTTACAATATTTTCACCCGCTTGTCTTGCAATAACATTTACATTATCTTCTGCGCCTCTAAGGGCGTATAACATGCCGGCTACTTCGCTTGATAATACTAATTTATATTCTGTAAGCATTAACTTCGGTACATAATTACGGGCAGCTCTTGTAGATAGCGTCCAAGGGTAGTCTTGATGTATATTAACACCATCCCCTTTTGTACCAGGCCCTGGTATTAAAATAGGCGCCCCTAGAGCTTGCGCTCCTTTGCCTGTTGCAAAATCGGAATTGGACTCAGCTTTATAAAGATTTGATTCGTATGCCATATTAGAGTAGTGCGCGAGAGTACATTAATTGATTTCTATATTTAGTACGTTCAGTATAAGGTATATCTCTTTCACTGCCATTATTAAATACATTAGTCACACTTGAGCCGCCAGTTGATGAATTTATAGAGGCGGCGCTATTATTACTACTCTCCCCGCCTCTTATTGTTTGTACTGCTGCAATTAATTCATCTAGCTTTTTAGATATATCAAACCCTGGCATACCAGTTAAGCTGGCTATTGGAGATTCTAAAGGAACTCTTGGATTAGTATTAGGCTGTAGCGGTATAGTAATATCAGCTGCTTGCTGGGTTATTGGGTATCCATCTTTTGATTCTTTAAACACTCCCCCAAAACGATCCTTTTTAGTCTCCATTAGTTCAACATCTCTAGCTAATATTTCATCAAAACGATCTTTTTTAGGGGCCATTAGTCCAACATCTCCAGCTAATATTTCATCAAAACGATCTTTTTTAGGGGCCATTAGTCCAACATCTCCAGGTAATATTTCATCAAAACGATCTTTTTTAGGGGCTGTTTGTTGATTATTTCTGACTTTCTCTCCATTAGCTAGAACTTGAGATTTTTCTATAGGCTCTACAACTCCTTTTGGTATCGAAGCGATGTTACTGTTTACCTCATTAATTGCTAGAGGCAACTTACCTGTCGGTATTAAATCAGAATCGCTAGTATTATTTTGTGTCGCAGTAAGATATGGAGTAGTATCTATCGGCTCTGGTTGCGCAGGTAAAGCCGGTCCAGTTAATGTACCTACAGCTCCAGTGCTTACTTCTGGTTTAGCTTTGTCTCCTATATCAATATCAAGATAACCAGCTATTTTATCTACAACCATGTTCGGAACAAATGGTAGTTTTTTAATATTCTTTAATATTGTTTTAAATTTGTCTTTTACCCCGTCAGTAATAGCTTTATATATAGTACTTGCATCAAACTTTTCAGTGGTACCTGCTCCTTCTGCTTTAGGCTCTTCCACTTTATCATCCATTAACCACGCTACCACACTACCCACTCCTGGTATTAAAGTAAGACCGGCTTTTAATAATGATTTAAACCCGTCTTTAATTTTACCGCTTTTAAAATTATCGAATGCTTCCCCTAACTGTATAAGTGTCCCGACCCCTGGCAAATAGCGTAAGCTTTTTTTAACTTTATCCCCTATAAAACTACCAATCATGCTGAATATACCTTTAGAAGAGCCTGGCTTAACTTCTTCTTTGTTTTCATCTTTCTTTTCTTCTCCGCCACTCATTAAATCTATTAAAAAGCTAAGACCAGCTGCAACATAACTTACTACAGTGCCGACTCCAGGTACAAAGCCTGCAATACCACTTATTAAATTTAAAATACCTTGCGACCAGCCTTTAATGCCTCCTTGCTTAAAGCTTTGAAACGCTAAGCCTATACTGAGTATATTACCTATTATAGGAAAAAATTTAAGCTTGCTAGCTATTTTAGCTAAAAAAGGAGCCACAGTTTTAACTAAAACTGTAAGCCCGGTATCCTTAGTGGTATCACCTTTTTTGGTTGACTCAGTAGTACCTGATAAATCTCGAGCTGCATTTAAGAATCCTAAGCCTATAGATAGTGGTAAACCTAATGGTCCCAAAAATGTGGCCATACCTGCACCTAAATCTATCAAGCCACCAACCACGTCTCCAGCAATAACTCTACTAATAGCAGAACCTAAATTAATTATAAAACCGATAACTGGTAGTTTTCCAGCTATCGGTCCTAAAAACTTTGCTAATGCTGGAAATAATTTGCTTGCAAGATTAACTACTTTAGGTAAAAATATATCTACTCCGAGCTTACCTACTTCTTTCATTAGCCCTTTCCAGGGTCCTTCATTAAACCAACTCCCAACAGCTAATGCTAAAGAACCTGCGAGACCAGCTACAAGCGGAATTAATTTGCTACCAAACACTTTACTAAAAAGAAAACCGAGCGGTCCTCGCATTTTACTAAGAATATCACTTGGACCTGAACCGCCTGATGATTCCCCGATAGCTGGAGTAGCTACAGCTGCTGCAGATTTTGCAGATATACCAAGCCCCTTCAACATTTCAACTATTTTTTCTAATACAGGCTCTTTAATCTCTGTTATTATTACCTCCTTAGGTTTTTCTTGAGTTAAGGCTTGCTTAGCTTCGTCTCCACTCGAATCGTCTCGGGCTTGCTGTTCTTCCTGTACAGTAATAAGCTTGTTAAAACTCTCAATTAAGTTTTTTAAATGCTTGTTATTTGTTTTAAACGCCGTTAAAAGCTCCGGAGGAAATGGAGATGACTTTGCTTCGGTAGACTTGCCTGTCACAACTTGTAGAAGTGCTTTCGCAGAATCTACAATTGGAGGAGCTGGATTTGCTGTACCTTCAGGCATATTAAATACTTAGGTACCCAACAATGTAACCTAACGTATTAGTTTAATGCAAACAATGAGGAATCTACCGTAAAATCTATATCTTGTGTAATACCAGCCTCGTCTACCCCTGGTATACGGGTTACTTTGCGTTGAATTTCAGATACTACTTCGAGATATTTTAAAATTTGCTTTACAGATTTAGTTGGTAGTTTTTCTAACACTGCATATTTTTTTGGAAACGGTAGATCTTGATAGTTTAAATCCTGCGTTTGGCCGTTTACGTTGACCTCAATACGCTTAATAAATTTAGAGGTTTCCCCGATAAATGCTTCCCCTATAGTTTCATTAATCGTAACAGTTGCTTGATCGTTTAAAGTTTTTTCTCTTACTTGCTTTTCAAGTAAATACTGATCTGTAAACAAGGGCATACCGACGGTAATAGTGATTTGACCCTCTGTAAACGTCTCAGCAGCAGGCACTTCAATCTCCTTAAGTCTGACGATACTCTCGCTCAAGTTTAGTATATATTTTTTATCATTCTGTGTAACTGCATAATCCGGGCCGTATATGTTGACTCTATATTGTAGTAATATAGACATACTATCTAACGCTGTTAAATTAGTGATAATTTCTTTCTCAATACAATTCTCAATAATAATTGCATATGCTGCCATAATAAATCTCGTCTGAAATACCGGATTATCTATTGCTGCTTTAAGTAGGGCTTTTTGTTGTCCGGTAGTAATACCTTTAAAAAGTACATCTCTCTTTAAGCTTGGTACATAAAAAGATAGCGTATTCTCTTTACTAATAGTATCTAATACGGAAAGAATGTTATTAAAATCGCTCATTTAAATGACTTATATACTATGCTGTTGTTTTCAACTGCTTTAAATTTGCGCGGGTACCCCATTAAACATAGAAGTATTAGATGTTCGTCCGCTTTGTTCAGAGTCTTTTTGTTGGTTTACTCGTTGAAGATGTATTGCCCAGTAAAGGTACATTTCAGCAGGAGTCATTTTTTCTATATACTCTCCAGAAAAACCTAAATTAGAAATAAGATTAAAGCTTAACTGGTATATATTATTAAGATCATCAGTAAACACTAATTTGCTAAACTCTCTTAAAATGTTAACATCTACAGATAGAGGGGTTTCTACTGCAAGCTCGTTTGTAAACGGCGATTTTATATATAACAGTTTATGTTCTATATTATCTGTCTCGACGGATATTAAATGCTTTAAAACACTCGTAGTTATTTGTACTGGTAAGCTCTCTACTATACTACAACGATTTTCAAAGCTTAAGTCATTAAAATTAAGCGCGCTAGTCTCTGTTTTAATTGCATCTATACACGAAGCTAATTGGCAGGTATATAGCTGCTCAGGGGTCTTGTTTAAAAAATGTAACTCATCTTTAGCTTTCGCTATAGAGTGAGAGACTATTATCCCTTTAAAGGACGTTTGCGAGAAGTACTTTACGTTGGTGAGTTTATCAAAGATTTCATCCAGTTTAACAGTATACTCAAACGATTGCTTAGTCTGTATACAATTAGCAGTTAATTTTAAATCTGGGTTTACACTTACAGCCCGAGCATTAACTAATAATACAACTTTGTCAATAACATTAAGTCCTTCATGAAGTATCCCGGGTACTATTTGTTCAACCAGGCTATTACTATGAACTATAAACGAAGAACTGTCTTTGTTATAAAGGGATTTAATTGTGTCTTTATAGGCCGAGCAAGGAATTTCTTTTGCCCAAACACTCTTGTTTAAGCCTGGCAAGTATACACTATAAACAAATCCCATTTTAATAACTTACATATTTTAAATCTTAATTCAACTTACCCGCGTGGAAAAATCGGGAGACCGCTAAGCTTCATGTAGTTTGGTAAATACGTTTTGGGTGCAATAGCCTGCTTTATTTTTGTACCAGCTATACTATCAGCTATGATACCTTTAGCTGGCAGAGCGCTCGTACGTCCACTAGCTTTACTTGCCGTTTCTATAGAATAATTAGAATACAACCAGCTAACGCTTGTTATAGTTGTATCAGCCTTACCGAACGTTATTTGCTGTTCCCCAACGCTGGTAGGCACACATCCAAAAAAGGTAAACTTTTTACGTATTACGCTTTTACTATCAGTTTTATGGTCAAACATTAATACCATAATATCAGTTTTTACATTATAAGGAGAGTTGGCCGCCCGCGCATACAGCCCGTAATGAGACGCAGCAACGATCCATGGTCTGATAACCGCATCGATAAAAGAAGCATTGGTTTCTAAAAATGAAATATTTAATGCAGTTTTTTGCTCGCGGCTAGTTGACACCACCCCAGATAAAAGACCACCTGAGTTGTCTGAAAAAAGATCCTGCATACCCACTCTTCTTTGACCAAAACTCTCTCCAGGCAAATTAGCTCCATTTGCAAACAAACACTTATAACTATACGTGCCCTCGATACTGCCTATTAAGTTTTTTTTCTCAACATCAAGCCCCCAAGGCTTTGGTTCATAGAATCCAGTCGCCTCCTCGTCAAAAGTTTTTATACCAAGAGGCATACCTGTCGACCCAAAACATATTAAAAAGTTTGAATTTAACGGAATTGAAGTCGCAGGATCTCTTAAGAATTGCTCAAATATAACTAAATCAGACTCTGGTTCATTTTCAGCTTTAGCTTTAGGGCCATAGAGTTGCATACTAATTAGTTATTAACGACCACCAAAAATATTTCCGATAGATTTTATAGCAGACGAGGCTCTATTAATTACACCACCTACAGTTGCCGCCGCGGTTCCTATAGTGCCTAATGTTGCGCCAAGGCCAGCAAGACCACCTCTAGCGCCTGCGACCCCCATTTTACTATCAACCCAGTACTGGTATGCAATACTTGCTTGTATTTCCACTATAGCGCCACTACCGGTAGCGTTGTAACTTATTGCGCCGAGGTCAGTAATAAATACCCCTAGTAGCTGATAAGAGCGTATTTCGTTTAGCTGGTCATCAAAAAGAGATAAAGTAATAGAGTTGCCTGTTAAATCGCGAGGAAAAATATTACCAGAAGAAGTATCAACTCCGAACGTTCTCGTCATTGCGTTTTCTAGTTTTTGTCTAATATCTAAATTTTGATCCGCATAAAATGTTATCGACCAGGCTCCTGAACCGGCATAACTAACAGCGCCAGGCACATTAAACGTTAATCCCATAAAGGGTGCGGTTTGCACTGAAATAGTTTTACCAGGCAATGTTGCTGTCTTAATAAATACTAAATCTTCATCAAAAAATAAAGGGGATCCGCCTATATTGAAATCGGTTACTCTTAATTGGAAATCTCGAGAAAAACCACTTTTTGTAGCGCGCGCGTAAAAATCCTGGATAGTTTGATTCATGGTCTTATATACTTATGCTATATTAATTGCCTTGCGGGCTATTTTCTGATATGACATACTGAAAGGCAATATTAATGGGCACTGTTGCAAACTCTCCGCCGTTACCAACACTGTAGGATGTTGAACCTACACTTTGCAGAAAACAACCTTTTAATGTATACTTTCTAATTTCTTTTGGGGTACCATTAGTATTAGGGTCAACTGGCGGTACTGGTTGCTGATTTGGAAGCGGGTTTGAGTTTATAATTGAATTTTCTATTAAAACTAGTTCTATATCTACGAGACCTTGCACAATAGAAATATTCTTATGCTCATCAAACGTTGATCTACTCCAGGTTTCTAGTATATCTCTTAATCTGTAAGCAGAATCACAGTAGAATGTTACTGGCCAACTAGCGTTTTCTGGATAGTTAGCTGTCATAGGCACTATATAATCAAAAGTCTTAAAGCTTACTATAGAACTAGATATTTGTCGAGATGGTATACTACCACCTTGGGCGTATATTAATAAATCACTATCTTCCACCCCGAATATACCCCCTATACTTTTAATACGAAATATATTGTTACGCGCAAGCCCTCGGGTCAAAACGGTATTATAAAAATTGGCAATGCCGTATCCAGTCTGTTGCGCCATATATAATATTTAATACTGGAACATAAAAAAAGCCCCACTTTTATGGGGCTTTTGAAAGTAAACTGAATCTATCTTTAAACGTGTCTCCAGTAATGATAAGCTAAGGAAGCAGTATAGGTAGTAGCCGCTCCAGCACCTTCTGTATTATACCCATCAATTGGTCCTAATCCCTTTATATAAACCCCGTAAAGTCTATATGTATTAACTACATTTTGTTTATCGTCTAATTGCTCTAATTGAATTAACTTATCAATTCCACGAACGGATAAGTCTCCAACGCTAGTACTATCATCGAATACATTATTAATTTGCCAATCCTCGAGCTTTTTACGGATAATGCCTTTTAAATCGTTACGAAATGTAACACTCCAGCCATCAGAACCAGGGTAGGTAACAGTTCCAGGCATATTAAATGGAAGCCCCATAAAGGTTGCTTGTTGGTTGGTGATTTGTCTATCTGGAAGTATTTTTGTAGTAATATATACAAAATCATCTTCGTTAAATGAGTCCTCCCCGATAGAGGTAACTCGTAGCATGAAGTCTCGTGAAAAACCTCTTGATTGAGCTACTCTATAGAAATCTTGAATTGTTTGTGACATGGTGTTTAATTACTTAGGGTTAACCTTGTAAGAGCTCGTTGAAGTTTTGCGACGTCTTAGTTGCGTAGAAGTTTACCAAGATAAACTCAGCGGCGCGAACTGGCTTGATATAGATATCGACAACCATTGTGTTGTCATCTATTACATCAGACGTATTGTTCGTGTCATTACACACTAACAAATAATCGTAAAGCCCTTGAGTACTCTTAGCGAGCTCAAACAACGGACTTAAGGTGTTTACAGCGCGGGTGCGTGTAAATGTTGTATTTGGCTCGAATACGAAGTACCTCATTGTACGTAGTGTCGCTTTCTCAAGGAAGAGGAATAGACGACGCACATTAATACGATCGAATGCGCTTGGTGCTTTTAATAAGGTCTTTTGGCCCATTACTACATAACCGTCATTCGGGAAGAATACTAATGGGTTAATTGATACCTTATAGAGCAAGTCGCGTTGTTTTTGTTGCGGGTTAACTGCAATATCAGTAAGACCGTTAATTATACCACGATTTAAACCAGCTGGCGCAATCCATGGGAAAGATACTGCATCATTTGCAGTCATCACTGCTGCAGCGTATCCAGATGTTGGTAACCACACTCCCTTTGAAGAGAACTGGTCATTTGCTTTTACCCAGTTACCATAAGTTGTGGCATAACTTGAATTGTATGCGCCGTAAAGGTTACGCAATGGCCAGTAAATATTTTGTGAGAAGTTTTTACTCTTGTTATCAAGAGTCTTGTAATTTTCCCCAGTTATGAATACATGACGGATTGGGTCAGATACGAAAAGGTGATCTTTACGGCGACTTCTTGCAAATTCTTCAAACTTAGATGTGATAGAAGACCACTTTGTTATAAGATCGTTGCTTACTGGGTTACCAGATGAAGCACTGAGCGCATTAACTTGGGATATAAGCCCGTTTGTAATAACTGTATCATCGTAAGCAGATACTCCAAGTACTTGAGTTACTGCGTAGATCGTTGAAAGACCTGCATCAATTGTTATATCAATATCAATTGTATCAATATTTTCAGCAAGGTTTAATACGGCGTCAAGCTTTGTAGCAACGTCGCCAATCGGCTTTGCAGTAGTAGATGGAAGACTGTCAGCATATACACCAAGGGCATATAAGTTGTTTGCAGCATTGAATGAGGGAACTTTAACATTTAAGTAAGCTGAAGCTGAATTGTAAAATGTATCACTATCAGACCCTGTTGTAGTCTTTAAGACTCTCACGTTCTTAGTCGAATTACCGTTATTGTCTAACCAATTGGTTAGATTCATATTTGGGTTTATAAGAACATTAAGGTTATTCGAATTATCATTTGCTACTGTCTCTAAATAAAACGACATTGGCTTACCACCAAGCGGGTCTTGAATTTGACGCTGAGTGTAAAGAGAACCAGTATAACCTTCTTGAATTACATATTGTAATGTGGTTGTGGTTGGCGAGAATGGGGAAGGACGAACTCTAAATAATGAAAGAATTACCGTGTCACTATAACCAGAGGCAGCAATGTTAAATGTTGGTACATTTTCGATATCGCGCGACATACTGTCAAAGCTTTGTGTTTGAGTTGCGCTTAATGCAAAACCGATACGATTTTGTGGTACAACTGTATATGAAGTAGTACTAGCTAATGCACCATCCACAAAGTAGTTATTACCAATAGTCTTAATGTTAACAGTATCATCCATATCAGATGCAGGATTGTTACTGAATGAGTCAGCTAAGTTAAGATAATAACCTTCGAACTTTTCGTTAATTGTAGTTTTAGCTTCGTTGAGAACAACTAAACCAGCTTTTCCTAAGTTAGTTACAACGTTAGCGCCTGATACTGAGAAACTACTTAAACCGATATTACCGGTTGTTGTGGTCCAATTAAGACCGCCTTGAGCAATTGTTTCATATTGGGACTCTGTTAAAGACACAAGAGCTGGCTCTCCGAAATAAAACCCTTGCGCCGAGCTTAATGGGATTGTACCGGCTGCCATGGCTGCCGATGCAGGATATGTTGCTGTGTCAGTTGGTATTGCTATTACAGGATATGCTAAAGCGCTGTACTCACTAGTTGTACCTTCACCAGCATCACTGCCGTATGGTAGACGAGCTACCTTAATTGTAGGATTACCGCCGGCTGCAAAAAGCTGCCTTACTGAATAGTAAAAATATCTTTCAGCTGCATTTGTTGGGGTTCCGTATACAGTTTCAAACTCATTTAGAGAAGAAAGCTCGACGATTTCATATGTTGGTCCTTGAGGTGCGAATCCTGCTGCAAGCACGTTAGTGCCTACTGGAGTGACTGCTCTTGTTGAAAGATCAATCTCGCGAATTTCTACACCGGGGGAATTTATTGTGCGTAGTGATGCCATAGTAAAGGGATTATACTATTATTTACGAGTCCCCGACATAGAAACCGAGAATTTTATAAAAGTTCTGCTTTTAATTGCCCAAACGAAAACGTAAATGAAGATTCAATCTGATCGCTTTCCCGGTAATTGTACGATATTTCTCCGAGCCCCGTAATAAAAGCGTTAGTGTATGTAAACTGTATCTTCTTGTTGTTATATTCATCTAGCCCATAAACAGTAATATTTGTTTGATAGCTATTAGTTAGTTTGCCGTTAGGGTCTAGTATATCATCGGCATTATAATAACCCGCATATGAATTATTGATAAGATCTAGCCATTTCCATAAAACCCACCAGTTGTTATATCCGTTATCAACAGTAAAATTTACACTAACTGGCGGATATTCAGGTCTACTATAGCTAGTATACTGCGCGACCTGCCCGGCAAATGGTAGTGCGATAGATGGTACTGTTACACTAGGCACTATACTACCATATATAGAGTACTGTAAACTATCTTGATTTAAAAAACTTGTATCTCTATCTCCAGAAGAAATTTTATTAATTTTTTTAAGTACATCAGGAAGATTTAAGACAAGTAAGAACTTGTCTTTTCTATTTTTATTAAGTATAGATTGTTGTACTGTACTCATTCATTATTTCTTACTATTAGTTTCTAAAGGTAATGGCTTGTTAGTACTATAAAATTCTTTTAAGACTTTACTAGCTAGAGAAGAGAATGGCACATAGCTTGAGTTCACAGCGGGAGGAGCAACAACTGGAGGAACAACAACAGGAGGAGCAACAACAGGGGGTTTAGTGACCACTTTTTTAGTAGCTACTTTTTTCTTGTCTATAGTGCTCTTTTCAGCTGGCATAAGACTTCTTATTGTGTAAAGACCATTTTTATCAAATTTAATTTCAGCAAACTTATCGCCTCGACTAAGAGTTATACCGCTTATTTGTTTTGTTTTAAGTTTTGCTAACATGTCAGAAGGTACGCCATACGTGCTAGTTAAGATAGCTGCACTTGTAGGTACTATAGTTCTTGCTAGGGTAGATAAATCAGCTTGCGTTTCATGAGTTTCATATGGCGCTTCTTCTGGGCTTCCAGTCCCTTTCCCGCTCTGAGCCCCACTAGCAAATTTGCCCGCCGCTTTACCGAGATATTCTAATCCTTTACCTACCACATTTTTTACCCCGGCCATAAAACCGCCACCTTTACTCCCTGGTGTCTGCGCCGGGTTAACCGGAGCCGTCTTTTTCTTTACTTTAGGGGGTAAAGTTTTAGGTGCGTCGACGTACGCGCCGACATCTTCTAGGGTTAATAGTACCTTTTTATTAAATTCTGAGTCTTTGCCTTCTACGTAATACGTTAAAATCTTTTCTATAGCAAGTATAGTAGCGGCGGCTTCAGCGTTTTCTTCAATTAGACTTTTTGTGACTAAAGTACTTCCGCTTTCTTTCGATTCAGCAATATAATTAAATACTGCTTTCAAATCATGAGTTTCATTATACCCCTTAAGGGACTCTAAGAGCTGATGTGGGGAATGCGCTTCTACCATTACAGCAGGGTCATTAAATTGTACTTCTTGATATTTTTCAGCTAGCAAAGATAGGCTCTTCATAATTGTTATATTACTTACGTAAATAAAAGGTGTTTGACTGGGGATTATACCCTAACTCTATACCGCTGGTGCTGAGTTGACGAGGCAGACCGTTACGAATTTTATTCATATCTAATTCGTACATACCAGCTAGCTCGTTAGCGGTAGTGGTTGGTACTACTATAGTTCCGCTGTTTTGTTTCTTTAATTGATGTACTAATGGATGGCCGTGTATTTTATGCCAATCAGCAACTATGCCGATCGATTTTGCGTTGGGATTAGTAAGCTTATTTGCGCCAGCCGTTAAAGACCGGTGGCGCGGGCCTCTCTTGGTACCAATACCCATAAACTTTTTAAAAGTATTTTCTTGTATACTATCTAAGGATAAACGCTTATCTTTCTTAGCGAGTATACCATCGTAAAACCGTTCAAGATCTCCTGAGCGTCTAAGCGCTTTAAAAGCAAGATTCTCCGGCGAGTACTCTCCACCCCTCTCGAGACCTACTTTGCGTAATTTAGTAATTTTTTCTTTGGATTTATCCGCGCATTCAATATCGCATTCAGCAGTTAAGGTAAAATTAATAATATCGAGCATCGCTTGTTTTTTTCTTTCTACTGCTACTTTATCGATACTTTCTTTATCTTTTACTGGGGATGGAACTGCAATCCAATCATCATTCTTTATAGAATATACCCCTGTAGCATTATGAGTTTCGGAAACATCTTGTACGTATACCTCTACTTCATACCCCTTTATAGTTATATCGCGAGTCAAATTCCATACAGTTTTTTTAGCAGTAAAATAGTCTTTTAATAATTCTGCATCAACACTATATTCATTATAATCGGTAACAATATGTAAATCAAAATCGCTGTATTTAGTATAACTATAATTAGCTAAAGACCCAGTTAATATTATATCCTCTACATCAACTTCAATTTCGAGAGAATCTAAAAATGTCTTTGCAATTATTAATAACCGGTCTTTAATTTCAGGCTTAAGTTTGTTGTCTTCCCATATAGCCGGGTTAAGGTTATCGTGAAACTCAACGGGCAAAGTGTTTGGAGATGAATCCATAGAATATAATATTTACTCAATAGCTTGAATTTAACTATCAAAAAACAGTTTAGTGTATTTTTACTGTTAATTCATAAGTATCTTTACATATATGAAAGACGCGGGATTAAAGACTTTAGCTAAAAAATATAGCTTAATAACAGAGACTCAAGTTAATGAGTTTGATTTTGGTTCAGGCGGGGAAATGTCATCAGCTGATGCAAGTGTAAGTAGCTCAGATACAAGACCTATTGCTGCTCTAGACTGGAGATTATCTGGACTGTACGAGCCTGAATCTCCAGAACAAACAAAACAAACGGAAGCTGCTTTAAAAGAGCTTACTAACACTTTGAGCAAACTTACTAAAGATATACAAATGTGGCAAACAAAGCACACAAAGCTTGGTGCTAATGACACTGTATCAAAAGAACAGCTTGCACAGTATATAGCTAAGTCTATATTAGGTATCACTAAACTCGATTAAAATATGAATATTACTAAACTTACAGAAGTGTACGAACAATTGCATACTCGCGGTCAATTACCGGAGGATTATATGGCATCTGCTGCTAGCTTGTATCGTAATATTGGAAAAGCTTTAAATAGTCTGGAAGTAATACTTGATGCCCCTTTAAGAGATAAAGAAGTTTTTACCCAGATGAAAGCTGATCTTAATCATTATCTTGAATTAGCAATCGCTGCAGAGCAAGAGCTAAAACAACAGTCAGAAGGTTCTTCTCAATACCCGTAATGTTATCTTTTAAACAATACTCTGGTTTATTACAAGAAGGGGGCGCAGGCGGCCATATGAATCACCCGTTTGATTTACCTAATGTAAGAACTGGAGACGATTTAATAGAGTTATTTAACAATACAGCAAAATATTTAAAAACTGCTCCCGCTATACTTAAAATTGATGGTATTAATTTAAGTATCCGGTTAATAACAGCTGGTAATAAATTTGAGTTCGCTATTGATAGAGGCACTAATATGCCACTCGATCTAGCAGGAGTCACGATTGATAAATTACCGGAACGATTCTTAAGAAAAGATCCTGAAACAGATGTAATAGCTCCAAATGTAGATCTTATTGCAAAATGTAAAAAGACTTTAACTATATTTAATAGCGCTATACCTACAATTATGCCGTTATTAAAGCAGCTTGAAATGGTGGGCACGGAACGGTATATAAATTTAGAATATGTAGAGAAGCAAGGAAACGTTATAACTTATGATACTGAGTTTTTAGTTCTACATAATATAAAAGAATTCGTATACGGGCTTACTAAGAAAACAAAAAAGCGTAGTCGTATTAAAATAGATCCAGAGTATAATAAAAAAGCATTATTTGATCTCTCACAAGCTTTAAAGCCGTTTGCGGCTGAATACGACTTTAATGTGTATAACGAGATAGCTGCGACTTTAATATCCTCCCCGAATTTTGATAAAGTGCTTGGTGCTCCGTTCACTATAAAAACTACAAATAATCTTACTGAAACCAAACCACTAGGTCAATGGTTAAAAAATTTAAATAATCCTGTTGAAACTCAAGTTGCGTTTTTAGATGGAGCTACTCGTAAAGCAATAAGCAAAGAAGCTATATACGTTCCAGTCACTAAGGGGGTTCCTTTAATTGATTTTATAAAGCCAAATAGTTTTAATGCTGCAAAAGCAGGGGCGATATTTTACCAAGCCACTCGTATGCTAGGGAATGAGTTACTTTTAAATGTAAATACTATGTTTGGTCCAGCATCAAAGCAGGAAGGCATTGTTATTAATAACGCTAAGGTGTCGCCGGAAGTGTTTAAAATTACTGGAGAATTTATTATAGGTGGACTTCAAAGCCGTTTTAATACTAGTAAGATAAGAGCCTCAGGCAAGACTGCGGTGTTTACTTTTGGTAGGTTTAATCCCCCGACCCTAGCCCATGAAGGCCTTCTTGAGACACTCGTCGATACTGGTAATGCAGTTAAAGCTAATCTGATTGCTGTGTTTCCAACCCATACTCAAAATAAAAAAACTGATCCGTTGAGTATTAATGAAAAAATGGCTTATTTGCGATTGATAGCCCCTCAGGGGGTTGAAGTATTACCTCAAGGTAAGACCCTATTTGCAGTGTTAAAATATTTATCTGATAATGGATACACTAAAGTAATACAAGTCGCTGGCTCTGATAGAATACCAGAATACGAAAAACTTATTAACATGTATAATAATAAGCCTAGTAAGACTCAGCACGAGGTGCTTTTTAATATACCAGACTTTACCTTTAAGAGTTCCGGACAACGCGATGCCGATAAAGATGGACTTGCTGGTATCAGCGCATCAAAAGCAAGAGAGTATGTAAGGAATAATAACCTTCCGGGGTTTATTCAGATTATCGCTCCTGCAGATGATTCTAAGACAGACGAAAAAACAAAGCTATTCTTTCGTCTACGCGAGATTCTTACCTAAATCTTGGTCCGTTATACCAAGTTACCAAGCTCTTGCGTAGCCCTTTAGTTACGGGTAAGACCCGGTGCTTAAGGTAAGAAGGAAATATTAATAACGACCCACGCGGTAAAAACGGCTCTACATTAAATGGAGGACGCGCGCAACCTTCCATTTCGAAAAGCCCGCCTTCATAATCATCTGGACTACTTAATTGTACTACGGCAGACAACTTACGGTCTAATACTGCGTTATCGAACAAACAGTCCATATGCCAATCATAAAACTGAGGCGCCGGGCCATCTCCATTGTATTCCGTATACTGTAAAGAATTAAACCCAAAACTTATATCAAAACCAAACAGCGAGCTATTAACTGCATTTACATAGTCATTAAGAATTGTATTAATTTCTCTATGTGCATAAATATCAATCCAGCGAATAGTACTATTACGTATTTCTTGATTAAGGGCGGAGCTCGACTCCCCGGTAGTAGCATCAATTGAACCTACTACCCCGCCTTGCTCGCGATACAGCTTTGCTACACTAATAATATGGTCGCAGAATTGATCGTTAAAAGCGCTTGTAAAGATCTGATATTGATTGTGCATAATAATAATTTATTATATATTATAAAAAAATCAATACTCGGTACTAAAAAAGAATGTTTGAAAAAGCCTTCCATTTTCTTTTGAGTCGCCGAAATAATCTAAAGAGGCATGAAAATAATCCCCACGGTACATTACTAAACGGTTAAATTTATTACCAATTTGATCATGTAATTCCCATTTAGTATAATCTTGATACTCGTAACCCGCAATACTTTTATCCAGAAGTGCTTGATCTATAAGATTATCAGCGGTTCTGGGAGCTTTAATCCACCCAGTTTTTTTATGTCTAAATAGCCCGGTACCCCCGGTGACCGGTGCATCTGGAGTAAGATAAAGTACCCCCGCCCAAGAGGTATTACTATCGTTATGTATCCAAGTACGATCTTTAGCATACGTTAACTGATACGATCCAGTGTAGTTATGATCTGCATCTTTATTACCCCCAAACCAGGTAATTTTACCAGCATGAGGGCTTACAATATCTTGTATTGTATTAAAAATACTTTCATCGGCAAACGACTTTGTTCTACTACCAGGATAATTACCAGCTACACTAAAATCTTGAGCAAGAGCAAACGCTCTTACTTCTAACGGGTTTGTATAGAAGTTTTCTTGGATAATTAAACTAGTATGATACACAACAAATAATTATATATCTGTTAAAAATTATCAACTGTTCTTAGTTTATCTTATAAAGAACTTAATTGATTAACTACTGTATCTAGCTCTTTTATAGAAGCCATAACTAACGGTATCATCTGGGCAGGATAAAATTGATAATAACCCTCTTCCCCTGGTATCATTTCTACTTTTTCACCTATAGAGTATGGCCATACTGCAGAAAGACTTTGAACTAAAAATCCGATATCGGCTTTACCGGCTAAGTTTCTCATGCGAGGTACTGTTGCTGCTGTTAATGTTTCTTTCCAAGTAAAGTTATATACATCTACAGATCTTAATAAATTTAAACTATCATTAATAATAGTAAGACTTTCTTTTAAGCGGCTGTCAGAAAATGTATTCGTACAGGGAGGTCCTTGAAAGCCCGTCGGGCCGGTAAAGCCCGCGGGCCCTTGATTGCCAACAGGGCCTTGATTGCCAACTGGGCCTTGATTGCCAGTAAAGCCGGTCGGTCCTGCAGGTCCTTGAGCGCCAGTAAAGCCGGCTGGTCCAGTCGGCCCAGTTGGAGATGGTCCTGTAGGTCCCGGAGGTCCAGGAGGACTAAAAGAGCTTTGAGCGCCAACAGGACCTTGAGGACCCTGATTACCAGGCGCGCCAAGAGGTCCTGGAGGGCTGTTAGGGCCGGTATTGCCTTGAGGGCCTCGAGGGCCTGTAGGTGAAGGCCCGATAAATCCAGTTGCTCCTTGCGGTCCTGTACCGCCTTGTGGTCCTTGGTTGCCTGTAGGTCCAGTAGCGCCTTGAGGACCGAGTGGCCCTGCGTTGCCTTGGGGGCCTTGAGGGCCTGTATTACCTGCTATAGACGGACCAATAGGACCGGTTGGGCCTTGTGGTCCTGGCCCAGCTTGAACCCCGTCTGGTCCTGAATATCCTGAAATACCTAAATAACCTGAAAACCCTGATATACCAGAAAAACCTGATATGCCGGAAAAACCAGAAACACCAGAGTAACCTGATATACCCGAGTAGCCTGATAAACCACCATAACCTAAAAAGCCTGATATACCGGAATAGCCTGACACCCCGGAGTAACCAGAAACGCTAGAATACCCTGATATGCTTGAATACCCTGATATACCTGATATACCTGAATACCCTGAAATGCCTGAATAACTTGAATAGCCTGATACACCCGAGAAACCAGATGCGCCACTTATACCTGAAAAACCTGAGATGCCAGAAAAACCTGATATACCCGAGTAGCCTGATATACCCGAATAACCTGATATACCTGAGTAGCCTGATATACCTGAATACCCAGAAGTATTACCCGAGTATCCAGAAGTATTACCCGAGTAGCCTGATACTCCTGAAAAACCAGATTGACCAGAATAACCTGATATACCAGACTGGCCTATAGCTATTGTTATAGAAGTGTTGCTCATTATATTTTAACGATTAAGTATTTTTGCGCTCAATTGGGTTACTTGGTTGCTAAGCTGTTTAGTCGCTGCAGTAATTAGTGGTATTAAGCTTCTATAGTTAACCATTAATTGATCAGTAAAATTTAAACTCTCTATTTGTTGCGGATTAATACTGACAGGGTTTGGAATATTAGTAGAAATAGTATTCCAAGTAGTATTTAATTCTTGAGCAATAACCCCTACGTCCTCATATCCTTTTGATTCAATTTGACTCATATAAATTGCAGACATTTCTGGGTTCCAGGTAAAATTATACCCTGTTAAACTATTAACAATACTAAAACTTTCATGTAAGGAAGTTAATTCAATATCGGTTTTTAAATTTGCATCCGAGTAAACTTGGCCGAAAGGGCCTGTATGACCACGTGGGCCTTGAGGGCCTCGATTACCAACTGGACCTTGATTACCGGCGGGGCCTTGACCGCCCACTGGGCCTTGAGGGCCTCGAGGACCTGCACCACCAGCGCCGCCTTGAGGACCACGAGGGCCGCTAGGGCCTGGAGGTCCAGCATTACCGGTTGGTCCTGGGGGCCCCGCAGGTCCAGATCCGCCAGTATCTCCTTGATTGCCAGTAAAGCCGATTGCTCCTTGTGGTCCTGTACCGCCTTGTGGTCCTTGGTTGCCTGTAGGTCCAGTAGCGCCTTGAGGACCGAGTGGCCCTGCGTTGCCTTGGGGGCCTTGAGGCCCTTGATTACCTGCTATAGATGGACCAACTGGCCCAGTAAAGCCTTGAGGGCCTGTGCCACCTTGAGGGCCGGTAGGACCAGTATTGCCCTGAGCACCAAGAGGGCCAGGCGCGCTATTAGGACCTTGTGGGCCTTGTGGGCCAGTTGGACCTGCAGGTGAAGGCCCTTGATACCCGGAGTAACCTGATTTACCTGAGTAACCTGATACACTAGAATACCCTGATATACCTGAATAGCCTGATGCGCCTAATGCGCTTGAATATCCTGATATACCTGAGTAACCAGAAACATTACCCGAATAGCCTGATATACCTGAATAGCCTGATGCGCCTGATGTGCCTGAGTAACCAGATATACCTGAGTAGCCTGAAATACCGGAGTAACCAGAAATGCCGGAATAACCTGATATACCAGAATAGCCTGATATACCGGAGAACCCGCTTATACCTGAGTAACCAGAAATGCCGGAATAGCCTGATATACCCGAATAGCCTGATATACCGGAGAACCCGCTTATACCTGAGTAGGCGGAATAACCTGAAACACCGGAATAGCCGGAATATCCTGAAAAACCTGATACGCCTGAGTAACCAGAAGCCCCGGAGAAACCAGAGTAGCCTGATCCCCCTACAGTACCAGAATATCCGGAGTAGCCTGATGTATTAGTTGGAGCATTAAAGATACTAGGCATGTTTTAAATATTTATTCGTTTAATGTTGAGCTTAATATTTTAACTTTATTATTTAACTCTCTTAATGCATTTAACATTAACGGAACAAACTTAATATAATTAACCTGTAAATAGTTTTCGCTAGAACCGTCCACTGGTAGTGATGAGTTTACAACAGCGCTATTATATATAGGTATAATTTCTTGAGCTGTAACCCCTGACTTGACAGACCCGCGGATATTAGGGGGTAAAACTTCCATATCTTTAAATTTAAAAGTATAATAATTAATATCTCTTAATTTTTGTAGGCTGCCTGTAATGGCTGTAACATTATCTTTAAGTCTTTCATCACTCGCCGTGCAGCTGAGCGACGCCGGCCCTTGAGGGCCTTGAGGGCCTTGAGGGCCGGTATTACCAGTAGGGCCTTGATTACCAGCTGGACCTTGATTACCGGCGGGGCCGGCTGGGCCAGGACCCCCAGGCCCGCCTGCAGCGCCACCAGGTCCTGGCCCGCCTTGAGGCCCTGTAGCGCCTTGAGGACCGGCTGGGCCTTGAGGGCCAGCAGGACCGGGAGCGGGTTGTGCTGGTCCGGTATTACCTTTAGCGCCTTGAGGTCCTTGAGGTCCTTGATTACCTGCTATAGACGGACCTACAGGACCAGTAAAGCCTTGAGGGCCCGTACCACCCTGTGGGCCGGTAGGACCAGTATTGCCCTGAGCACCAAGAGGTCCCGGGGGACTATTAGGCCCGGTATTGCCTTGAGGACCTCGAGGGCCTGTAGGCGAGGGCCCGATAAATCCAGTTAGACCTTGTGGGCCTGTACCGCCTTGAGGGCCTTGATTACCTGTAGGTCCAGTAGCGCCTTGAGGACCGGCTGCGGCGGTGGCGCCAGAATAACCTGAAGTGTTTGAAATACCTGAGTAGCCTGAGATACCAGAGTAACCCGAAATACCCGAGTAACCCGAAATACCTACATAACCCGAAAAGCCTGATATACCGGAAGTACCTAAGGTACCAGAATAGCCTGAGATACCCGAGTAACCAGAAATACCCACATCCCCTGAAAAACCTGATATGCCGGAATAGCCTGATATACCCGAGTAGCCTGATGCGCCAGAGTAACCAGACTCGCCACTAAAACCGGAATAGCCTGAAATGCCAGAATAACCAGAGACACCTGAAAAACCAGAGATGCCAGAAAAGCCTGAGATGCCAGAAAAACCACTAATACCAGAATAGCCTGAGATACCGGAAAACCCGCTTATACCTGAGTAGCCGGAATAGCCTGAAGTGCTTGAGTAGCCCGACGTTCCTATATAACCTGATATACCGGAATAGCCGGATGAGCTAGCACCGCCATAACCTGAGAAGCCTGAGTAACCAGAATTTGCTGTAAATGTGGAGAGTCCCATTGTAATTATTTATGCCGTGCGGCATAAATAATCCATGAGATTAAAATATATATAAGAGGCTTTACTCTTCTATATGCTCAGCTAAATCAGCAAGAGTGCCGGGCTGAATAGGGTTCTTATCTAAGAACAATCCAGATATCTTAAGCTTTAAGACTCCCTTTACTTCTACCTTAGTAGCCAATAACTTATACACTTCTGTAGTGAATTCAGCAAGCTTAACAGGATCGTTTTTATCTACCTGTTCTACGATTGAAAGAGACGTTGCTAACATCTTCTTAGCATCTTCATAATCAGTTACATGCTTACGTAAAACGTTAAGATTCTTAGCAATATTCCAGCACGTTGATCCATCGAATTGATAAGGAGTAAAGATAGCAGACTTCGTACCGTTATTCTCAATAACCTGTTCGTAGCCGTTTAAACCTTTGAACCGATTAAAAAGAGTGATGACCTGATCGAGAGTAAGTTCCATATCTATATTTTATAACACATTTCCTTTAATTCAAGGTAAAGGGTTTGTTTTATTTGGCTTCTAGGGCGGGTTAAACTGGCTTGAGTGGCTCAACGATTGGACGACCATTGCTATCGGTCCAATCCGTGTCCATGATGTGCGGGTCTTTGCGCTCGCCTATTACCATCCAGCTTACGTTGTCTGTGGATGCCGCATCTTGCGCTTCAATGGTAAGGATGTTGCCAACCACTTTACCGCGAATTGCACCCCAGCCAGACTCGTTGCTCGTGAAGCATTGCACGTTGGCGCATAGCACTTCAAATGTGCCTTCCGTCATTGTGCTATCGGTGTCGATGTTTACGGTAGCTTTGCCGTCTACTAAGTTGATTTTGCCGCGATAAATGAGGTCGCACTTTGGCCCCTCGATGAAGGAGTGAACGAGTTGATGTGTAGCAGATTTAGATGGCAGCGGATGCTCGATGCGAAACGAGCCAGAACCTTTGGAGAGTGCGCCTGTGCAAGACAAAGCCCCTGTGACGGCGAGGCCAGTGGAGGAGAAAAGACCAACCGAAGACCCATTTGGTGCAATTTGAACACTGCTACCAATTAAATAAAGCGGTGTATATGCACTTCCAGTTCTGTTAAACGATTGCACATAACTAATATTACCATTGTAAGAAAGTTCCATTCCCGCCCCAGTTGACGGAAAGCTAGTGGTGGTAATTTGAACGGCTCCTGCAAGAGTAGTTTGTGCGCTGACCGACAAAGCCCCAGTGACCGCGAGGCCAGTGCCATTGGTCATCGTGAGTATTGTCCCGCCCGATGTAACGCCAATTTTTAGCAGTCCAGTAGTTGCTTCGTTTGTAATGTTCCAACCAATAATTCCAGTCTGTGCAATGTTGATAACCGAAGCGGTTCCGCTTGCCGTTGTATTTGATATTGATGATGTGGCCGACAAAGCCCCTGTGATTGCCGCGCCTCCAGAAGTAACTCTGAGTTGTGTGCCACCACCATCGTTGCCAGAAAGTGACAGTCCTGTTTTACCCACCAAAATAGTGTCGTATGCCGTCCCTCCGAGAATAGGCGTTGCACCTTCCAAACCAAAATACATATTGCCGCTCGTATTCGTGAGCCGCATATAATTAGCCTGAGTGGTCGGTGTGTTGTTAAGAAAAAATTGCCCAGTCGTTGTGCTGGTAATTTGCCCCGTGGCCGACAAAGTCCCAGTGACCGCGAGGCCAGTGGAGGAGACTGTGGCTACAGCTGCAGCTCCTGCCACAGCAAATCTATGCTCGCCGCCTGTTGCAACTGAGTAATAAAGATTTAAGTCACCAGCACCTCCTGCAATCCCTTGGCGGCCACTATTTGTTAAAATATTATTAAAAGAAATAACTCCGTAAGTGTTAAAATCTGAAATAACCCCAAGCGTAATTGGGGTTGTTGCAGTAGATATCTTTGATGTAATCGTCGTCGCCGCAATCGTGCTAGGGGTGGTGGCTCCCACGGTCCCGTTGATGTTTATAGATGCCGTCCCCGTGAGATTCGTCACCGTGCCGCTGGCTGGCGTTCCTAGAATAGCTCCGTTGCCTAATGTGGCTACGCCTGTGACGCCGAGCGTGCTGCTGACAGTCATGGCTCCACCTATCGAAACCGTAGTACCATTGTCCTGAATTATACTATTACCTATTGCTGTAGTAGAAGTAAATTTAGTTATATACCCAGAAGTTCCGGTGCCTGTTACTATAGAATTAGCGAGTAAAAAGCCTCTCATTATCTCTACATTAGCAGTAGTTGAGCCGGTTGCGATCATTACGGGTTTAGACACACTACCGACAGTCGTGGGCTCTACTGATACGGCAGAACCTGCTACCGTGTCTGATAAGAAATATACGCTACTATCGACTAAGCCGGTAAGCCCAGTAATAGGTCCAGAATATATTATGGTAAAGGTAGTAGCATTGGCGGTTTGAATAATACCGAGCACTTCAGCATTTGCTGCTGAGTCGGCTTGAGCTAGAGCATAAGCCCCAGAAGTCTTTTTAATTATATTTCCGGTAGCGAATGAATTATTATAGGTAATTGTTTCCCGCGCAGCTGCTCCGGTTGCGCCGCTGATACCTGAGTAACCAGAAATACCACTGTAACCAGAAATACCAGAGCCACTAAAACCAGAAATGCCTGAGTACCCACTGATGCCACTATAACCGCTAATACCACTATACCCAGACCAACCGCTCGTACCACTATAACCAGATGTACCTGAATACCCTGAGTACCCGCTTATACCTGAGGTACCTGAGTAACCAGAATAGCCGGACCAGCCGGAAATGCCTGAGTAACCTGACCAACCTGAAGTGCCGGACCAACCTGAAATACCAGAGTCTCCGCTATACCCCGACCAACCAGAGATACCTGAGTAACCACTTGTACCGCTAATACCGGAGTACCCGCTTATACCACTGTGACCGGAATACCCGCTGATACCGCTATACCCAGACCAACCGGAAATACCGCTGAAGCCAGATATGCCTGAATAGCCTGACCAGCCAGAAATGCCTGAGTAACCAGAGTCTCCGCTCATGCCTGAGTAACCAGATATACCTGAGTAGCCTGATATGCCGGAGTAACCGCTTGTACCTATACCACTATAACCTGATACCCCGCTTCCTGAATAGCCTGAAATGCCTGAATAAGCAGAAATGCCTGAGTAACCTGAAATGCCTGAATACCCTGAAGCTGAAGCCCCACCGGTCGGTCCAGAATACCCTGAGTATCCTGAAGCTGCTGCTTGGCCCGCTTCCCCGCTAATACCGGAGTAACCTGATATACCGCTAAAGCCTGAAATGCCCGAGTAACCAGAAATGCCTGAATAGCCCGACCAACCTGATATGCCGCTAAAGCCAGACTCCCCAGAGATGCCTGAATAACCAGATATGCCTGAGTAACCAGACCAGCCGCTGATGCCGCTGAAACCAGATATGCCTGAGTAACCAGATATGCCAGAATAACCGGACCAGCCGCTTATGCCGCTAAAGCCTGAGATGCCTGAATAGCCAGACCAACCTGATATGCCGCTAAAGCCAGATTCACCAGAGATGCCGGAATAACCGGACCAACCTGAAGTACCGCTATACCCTGAAATACCGGAATAGGCAGAATAGCCTGACCACCCGCTAACGCCGCTATAACCTGAAATACCGGAGTAGCCAGAATAGCTACTAACTCCTGAATAGCCCGATATGCCGCTATAACCAGATATGCCCGAGTAGCCACTATAACCCGACCAGCCAGAAATACCACTATAGCCAGATATACCAATACCAGAATAACCAGATATACCGGAGAATCCACTGACACCGCTATAACCACTTATGCCAGAGTACCCACTAGAGCCACCTAGCCCAGAGTATCCAGATATGCCGCTATAGCCTGATATACCTGAATAGCCAGATACGCCGCTAAATCCTGAAGTCCCTACCGGGTTTGCATAAATGAAAGACATAAGATAGTAAAATATATTTACTATCTTATATAGAAGTTACCACCAATAGTATTAATTAAAACGTTGATATAGCAACTCTACGCCATACATTACTAACAGTACTATATACATAGAAGTGAGTATCATTTACTGCCCAAAAACCTGAACCACCCGCTGAAGAAGTAAGTGCGGGCACTGCAGTTAAGAAGGTGCTAATTTGATTACCGGTTTCGATACCGCGCATGTTTATTACAATCGCGGTCGTCGCGCTTGTAGCAACGTATACTGGTTTATTAATAGTACCAAGAGCGGTTGGAGCAGTTTGTACTGCTGAACCCGCAACTGTATCAGAGAGGAAGTATACGGCACTATCATTTAATCCAGTTAGTCCGGTAATAGGTCCGCTATATACTACTACGAAGTCTGATCCAGTGGCAGATTGTACCACGCCGTGAACTTCAGCATTTGCTGCAGAATTGGCTTGGGATTTAGCATAACCACCGACTGTTCTATAAACTATATCTCCAGCAGCAAAGCTATTGTTATATGTAATACTTGCTACGACACCTTGGCCAGACATACCAGAGTAACCAGAAATACCTGTACCAGAATAGCCTGACACTCCGGAGCCACTATAACCAGATATACCAGAGTAACCTGAAGCAGAAGCACCACCGGTTAATCCAGAATACCCTGAGTATCCTGAAGCGCCGACTAATGGCGAACCACTTAATGAAAGTGTGCCGGTAATATTAATATTACCTGTGACTGTAACGTCACCACCACTTTCTGATATTACACTGTTACCTAAAGTATTATTACTGGTCCATAATGCAAGATAACCGCTTGTACCATTATTAGTAGAACCAATTTGTACTGGAGGATATTCGACAACAACACCAGTAGTTGAACTGGTTGCTATTAATATCGGCTTAATAAATGACCCGCTAGCGGTCGGCGCTGTAACTGTTAAAGCGCCCGCAACTGAGTCAGATAGATAGTAACCGTAAGCATCAGTTAAACTGGATAGACCTGAAATATAACCGTTATAAACAATTGTAAATGTACTTCCTGTCGAAGATTGTATAACGCCGATAGCGTTTACTGTTGCCGCTGAGTCAGCTTTAGCAAGGGCATAGCCTCCTGCTGTTTTATAAACTACTTGACCTGCTGTAAAGCTATTAGCATAAGTTATTGTGCCTTGGGTTGTGGCAGGGTCGCCACTAAAGCCAGAGTAGCCGGATACGCCAGAGCCTGAAAAACCAGACCAGCCTGAGGTACCAGATATACCTGAGTAGCCTGAAGTACCGCTCCAGCCTGATAAACCTGAGTCGCCGCTAAAGCCAGATATACCTGAGTAGCCTGAATAACCAGACCAGCCTGAGATACCGCTGAAGCCGCTTATACCAGAGTAACCAGAAATGCCTGAGTAGCCTGAAATACCACTATAGCCTGACTCGCCAGACCAGCCTGAGATACCAGAGTAGCCAGACCAACCTGAGATACCACTGAAGCCTGATATACCGGAATACCCGCTATAACCAGACCAACCGCTAATACCGCTAAAGCCTGAGATGCCTGAATAACCAGACCATCCGCTAATACCCGAGTAACCAGATATACCGCTAAAGCCAGATTCGCCAGAGATACCAGAGTAGCCTGAAATGCCACTATAGCCTGATATACCACTGAAGCCCGATATGCCGGAATAGCCAGACCATCCTGAGATGCCGCTGAAGCCGGATATGCCGCTAAAGCCAGATTCGCCAGAAATACCAGAGTAACCAGAAATGCCTGAGTAACCAGAAATGCCTGAGTAACCTGAATAACCAGACCAACCGCTGATGCCGCTAAAGCCGCTTATACCAGAATAACCAGACCAGCCAGATATACCGGAATAACCAGACCAGCCTGAGATACCGCTAAAGCCAGATATACCGCTAAAGCCGCTTATACCAGAAAAGCCAGACTCGCCAGATATGCCTGAGTAACCCGATATACCAGAGTAGCCTGAATAACCAGACCAACCAGAGATACCGCTGAAGCCTGAAATGCCTGAGTAACCTGAAATACCAGAGTAGCCTGAATAGCCCGACCAGCCGCTAATACCGCTAAAGCCAGACTCGCCAGATATACCACTAAAGCCTGAAATGCCTGAGTAGCCAGATATACCACTAAAGCCGCTTATACCAGAGTAACCGCTATAACCAGACCACCCTGAGATGCCGGAGAAGCCGCTTATACCTGAATAGCCAGACCAACCTGAGATACCACTGAAGCCTGATATACCGCTAAAGCCTGAAATACCGCTAAAGCCTGAATAACCAGATATGCCTGAATAACCAGATATGCCTGAATAACCAGATTTACCTGAATAACCTGAAGTACCAGACGTACCAACAGCGCCACGATATATACCGGTTGAGATGTTAGAATAATGCGCCGAGCCCTCATAATATAATTCAGCAGTTACATTTGATGCGTTAGTGGTTTGAGCATAAACTCTTGCAACTAAACGATCAGTTACTTCAGTATTGATCGGGGTAGCGATTGTAAACTGGGTAGTCTGGAGTATTGGGCTTGCTGTTTGAGTTAATGGCGCGCTTGTTGCTGAAAAGAGTAAAGTTTCAGTACCGTTAGATGCGCGAGTGAAAATACCAAACACTAATGATGTGCCATTAGTAGTGTCGGTGTTAGTGAAATAGGTATTCCACTGCCAAGTACCGACTGGTATTACAGTAGCTCCTGGTTCGCCTATTTCAGTAATTTGTTCAACAAACATTACTCTACCACCGGCTTGATTTACAGTTACTGTATAATATGCTTCTGGATCATTATCAGGAGCAACATCCATTAATTCATACCCACCGATATCAGAAGCGCTATTAGAATAATAGTAGGTTACCCCTACTGCAGGTGCGCCGGAATAACCAGACCACCCTGAGACGCCAGAACCGCTAAAGCCAGAAATGCCTGAGTAACCAGATATACCGCTAAAGCCAGAAATGCCTGAGTAACCAGATATACCACTATAGCCACTTATACCAGAATAACCGGACCAGCCGCTTATGCCGCTAAAGCCAGAAATGCCTGAATACCCGGACCAACCGCTTATACCACTAAAGCCAGAGATACCACTGAAGCCAGATTCGCCAGATATACCACTAAAACCAGATATACCAGAGTAACCCGATATACCAGAATAGCCTGAATAACCAGACCATCCGCTAATTCCGCTAAAGCCTGATATGCCGCTAAATCCAGATTCGCCAGATATGCCTGAATACCCGGACCAACCGCTTATACCACTAAAGCCAGATATGCCGCTGAAGCCAGATATGCCGCTAAAGCCTGAAATGCCTGAATAGCCTGAATAGCCTGATATACCAGAGTAACCTGAATATGCTGACCAACCAGAAATGCCTGAATAGCCAGATATACCGCTAAAGCCAGATTCACCAGAGATACCAGAATAGCCTGATATACCGCTAAAGCCAGATATACCACTATAGCCTGACCAACCGCTTATGCCGCTAAAACCGCTTATACCGCTAAAGCCAGATTCGCCAGATATACCAGAATAACCAGACCAGCCGGATATGCCGCTAAAGCCTGAGATGCCTGAATAGCCAGAAATACCACTAAAGCCGGATATACCCGAGTAGCCTGAATAACCAGACCAACCTGAGATGCCAGAATAACCGGACCAGCCGGATATACCACTGAAGCCTGATTCCCCAGATATACCAGAATAACCAGACCAGCCACTTATGCCACTATAACCTGAAATGCCTGAATAGCCAGAATAACCAGACCAGCCGGAAATGCCGCTGAAGCCTGATATACCACTATAACCAGAATAACCTGAAATACCACTGAAGCCGGAGATACCACTAAAGCCTGACTCTCCAGAAATACCTGAATAACCAGACCAGCCACTTATGCCGCTAAATCCCGAGATGCCTGAGTAGCCAGAATAACCAGACCAACCTGAGGTGCCCGATATGCCGGAGAAGCCAGATATGCCGGAGAACCCGCTGATACCTGAATAACCAGATTCACCTGATATGCCGGAGTAGCCGGAAATACCAGAATAGCCACTAGTACCTATACCGGAAAACCCGGAGGTGCCTGAGTAACCAGAATAGCCTGAGACGCCGACAGGATTGTATACGTTAAAGAATGCCATAAATTTGTATTATAACATACTTATACAGTCTCGCGAGGGTATTGGTAAAAATACCAATAAATAAAATTATATATTTGTATTTTTTAATTCTCTTTATTAAATTTCAATATAACCCCAGTTAACTACTTGAGAGGAACCACTATTATTAGTGATACCGAATATAAACACATTAGTAGTTGTACCAACTGCGGGGGAAGCAGTACTAATAGCACCGGCTGTTCCTAGGATTTGAGCAGGTATAGATGTAAGTGTTAAGGCATTCCCAGCTAAGTAATACCAGGCATACTGTACCCCGATTACCGGAACGTTAGTATTTGTGACAGTCGCAGTTGCGTTCCATACGCAAATACCGTTCGGAATGTTACCATTAACCCACATTGTGTAAGTGTTACCTATTGGTACAGTAAAGCTTACCGTATTATCGCCAGCTGATAATGTCCAAGACCCTGTAGTACCAGTATAACCTGTCCCAGAATATCCAGAATAACCGCTTACCCCACTACCACTATAACCAGACCAACCGCTATAGCCAGAATAGCCAGACGTGCCTGCGCCGCTATAGCCAGAATAGCCAGACGTGCCTGTCCCACTATAGCCAGAATAGCCTGATATACCGGAATAACCGCTAATACCAGAGTAGCCAGAAATACCACTATAACCAGAATAGCCAGAATAACCACTTGTACCAGAATAACCGGACTGGGTGTACATTACTTGAGTAGCTGTTAAGATAACTGAAGGAGATCTTGGGTAAGTCGAGTTAGAAGGAATTGTTTCAATTAAAACATCAGTATTAACTGTTTGCCAAAAAAGCTGCAAATAATCCCCAGCTGATAACGACAAGACAAAATTTACCGTCAATATTTCTGATGAAAACGCACTTCCTTGTTTATCTGGAACGTCGTAGTGAGAGTTAGTATCTGCTAAGATAGTACCATTCTTTTTAAGGAAAAATTGAGTAGACCCATTTGCAGTGCCACGATTGGTTAATTGAATAGAAAATGTAATACTATAAACCCCGGAATATGCAAAGGTTATTTGACTACTCGAAGCAACTGTGATCCCGTTATTAGCTACATCATAACTATTTAATGTTATAGGTTGCGGGGTACTAATTGCCGAAGCAGTTTGAGTGGTTGTATCCCAGAATGACCCCCAATATCCTAACGCACCGCCAGTGCCTATCGCACCAGAATACCCTGATATACCAGAAATACCACTGATACCAGAATAACCCGATACTCCGCTATAACCGCTAATACCAGAGTAACCGGAAGGGCCGGTACCTGAATAGCCAGACCAGCCTGACCAGCCTGACACCCCTGTTCCGCTGTAACCACTAATACCGGAATATCCTGACATTGAGGGTGCTTGACCAGCAATTACTTCAATTTCAAACCAGGGATAAGAGCCAGTGGTTGTAAAGTCTGTATTGGCCCCTAGTTGAGATAGAGTACCGACAATAAGACCTGCAACCCGAAAAGTAACATCAGTACTGACCCCGGGGGTAAAAATATATTCAGCTATACTTGGGTTAGCAGAATTACCCGCTGTATCTGCTACGTTGTAGCTAGGTTGTATACTACCGATATAAGCGCTTGTAGTATTATTATACCAGCCAAAAGCCGGGCGCGCTGAACTTCCTGCCCAGGTCGGCACAGACGCTATCAGTCTATAAGTTTTATCTGCCGCTAAAGTTATAACCCCATTGGCATTATTTAAACTAATATCAGACCCGTAGCTAATATCGGTTTGATTAAAATATATTACTCCGTTTGCACTTAAGCCAGTTGTTTGAGCGGTACTACGAGAGCCTCGAGCAAAACTTGCTGTTACTCCTAAACCAGATATTCCGGACCATCCCGAGACACCAGAGTAGCCACTAAAGCCAGAATAACCTGATACTCCAGAATACCCAGACGAGCCTACAAATGCCGACCCACTAAAGCCTGATATACCGCTATAACCACTAAGTCCGGAATTGCCTATTACACCACTATAGCCAGACTTACCGCTATAACCAGAAGAACCATCTTGTCCATAATGACCTGAATAGCCTGAGTAACCTGATGCAGCGATTGGACCACCACTTAATTGATATGAGCCAGTTACATTTACAATACCATTAATAGTTATAGTACCATTCAACTCTTGTATAATACTATTACCTAAAGAATGGTTACCAGTCCATAACGCTAAATAACCGCTTGCACCATTATTAGTACTCCCAATTACTACTCCAGGATACTCAACTACAATACCAGTACTACTACTAGTGCCGATAAGCATGGGCTTAATTACACAACCCACATTTTCAGGGGCGGTGGTGGTGAGTGCCCCCGCAGAAATATCAGATAAATAATAATATGCAGCGTCTGTAATCCCCGTTAAGTAAAAAATCGCTCCGTTTATTACATATGTAAATTGGGTTGGGTCAGCAGCTTGAACTATACCAATTGCTTCAGATGTTTCAACTGCGTCAGCACGCGCTAACGCATACCCCCCTGATGTTTTATAAATTACTTGACCGGCAGTAAAATTATTATTATAAGTTACCGTCTGAAGTAAAGGGGTGTTAAGACCACTAAAGCCACTATACCCACTAAAGCCTGAACCTGAAAAACCTGAGACGCCTGAGTAACCAGATATACCTGAAAAGCCACTATAGCCAGATATACCACTGAAACCAGATATACCAGAGTAACCAGATATACCAGAATAGCCTGATGCAGCGACCGCGCCCGCTTCGCCACTAATACCAGAGTAGCCGGAAATACCCGAATAGCCACTAATACCAGAGTAGCCTGAGATTCCGGAATAGCCAGACCATCCAGATTCGCCAGATATACCACTATAGCCAGAAATACCAGAATAGCCAGACCAACCGCTTATACCAGAATAGCCAGATATACCACTGAAACCAGATATACCAGAGTAACCTGATATACCAGAGTAGCCAGATGCTCCGTCTTGTCCATAATAACCAGACGCTCCAGAAATACCAGAGTAACCGCTTATGCCTGAATATCCAGATGATCCGTCTTGACCAGAATAACCAGATGTACCAGAAATACCGCTAAAGCCAGAAATACCAGAGTAGCCTGAATCGCCACTGAAACCAGATATACCGGAGTAGCCTGAGTAGCCAGATGACGCTGCTCCACCTGTAGCACCACTAATACCTGAGTATCCAGAGTAACCAGAAGAACCTGCTCCGCCTGCAAATATCACTAGATCAGCATCTGCTACCCCGGTATAATACCAATATATGTACGGGACACTAGCTATAATAAGCCGTACCTGCATGGACTGGAATCGTATACCAGCAGTGATCGCTGCATTTGCAGCTGAAAGAGCCGCTACTTCTGTAGCACCAGTATATGGCCCGGACCATGCATCAACTGGTACCGGGTTAACCGGCTGTATACCATATGGAAGTTGTAGACCTGGGGTTAAAGACATTTTAAATATTTATTAAGCGCGAGTTACTTGGTGTCTATGAGACGATGAATAAACTGATGCGTTAGACATTGTATAGACGTTATATGATACTGCTGTACCCGCATAATCATTTACATTAAATGTTGAATTAATATAGCTTGCAGTTATATCAGCATTTAATGCATCTAAGTCGATCACATTTGTGATACTAACGGTAGCAGGCATTGCTACCGTAAACGTCTGGTAGGTTGTACCGGTTATTAAGTTAAATGGGTTGGATAGGGCCTGTATAAACTGACGAGTATTCATTGCTCTAACATCTGCGGATGTAGTGGGTTCAGCTGCGACGGGGCCGTACCATATCATATTATAAAGAGAAACAGTAGCGGCCGTACCACTAGTGTAACTACTATTAAGAGAATTGTAATACGCGTCATACACTATGGCGCGGAACGCAATTGACGTTGCAGCAGAAAGAGAATCATTAACAAGTCTTGTAGATGTCACGCTAGTCGTTCCTGGGCCTATGAGTACCGTGTTACCCAAATCTACCCAAGAGGGACCTGCATTGTATTGTAATTTGTATGCACTTAATGCTACATATGTACTATTATTATTTTGAGTAATAGTACCAGTAACTGTAGTCGCTGTATTACCTTTTTCTCTACTACTAGAGGTTTCAGGAGATGCTGTGGCAGATATAGCAGCTACCGTAAGCGACACACCAGGGTTACTATATGCGGTTGGAGCGCGTTGACTTGTAGCCTGCGCAGAAGCCCCTACAGAGTCTGTAACAGTATAGCGATAATAAAAAGTATTTGTAGCCCAGTTTTGGTCCGTTAAAGTATGAGTGATACTAAAGCTTGTTGCAGACGTTGCCGAGAAAAGAGTTACCCAAGTAGACGCCCCACCAGTACCATACGGAGGAGTACTTGCTCGCGCCCACTCTAATATTGCTGTAGTAACAGTCGCGCCAACAGAACTAAGTATATAACTGAAAGTAAGAGCATTACTAATTGTTGTATTATTAAATGTAATAGCAGCAGGCGTGCTTAAAGATACTGAAGGTGCAATAGGCTCTGCTATAGCTAGTTGAATAACTTCAGCTGCTGTTTTACCCGTCGCAGGTATAATCGATCCAGTTATATACCTTCCAAAAGTTCTACCTCCCGTTAATGATACTAATAAATCGTTAGCATAAACGGCCCCGCCGCCGGAATAACCTGAATACCCTGAATCGCCTGCTCCGCTATAACCAGAGGTACCAGAGTAGCCTGAAGTACCTATACCACTATAGCCTGATATACCGGAATAACCAGAAGCACCGTCTTGACCGTAATAGCCAGACGCACCACTATAACCAGAGTAACCAGAAGTTCCGGCCCCACTATACCCTGACACACCAGAACCTGAGTAACCAGAAATACCAGAATAGCCTGATATACCGCTGTAGCCAGACTCTCCAGTATAACCAGAAATACCGCTATAGCCTGATGCACCGCTATAGCCTGATACACCGCTATAACCAGACGCACCCGCGCCACTGTAACCAGACGTACCACTATAGCCAGACGTACCATCTCCACTATAACCAGATACGCCGCTATAGCCTGAAGTGCCGGTACCGCTATAACCAGAATAACCAGAACTGCCGATAACGCCACTATAACCAGATGCTCCAGAGTAGCCTGAGGTACCTATGCCACTATAACCTGATGCTCCAGAGTAGCCTGAGCTGCCGACGACCCCACTATAACCAGAAAAACCAGAACTGCCGTCAACGCCACTATAACCGGAAACCCCACTATAGCCTGAGCTGCCGACGACCCCACTATAACCAGACGTGCCGCTGTAACCAGATGAGCCGCTATAACCAGAATAACCAGAAGCTACAGCTGAACCAGGAATGCCGCTATAACCTGAATATCCTGATGTGCCGTCAAGACCTATAAAGCCTGCAGCTGATAATGCTGAAAGTGTGGTACTATAAGAACTATATGACCCGCCACCATTATTTCTTTCTAGAAAAATTAAATCCGCTGATATAGGTACAACCTGAGTAAGCTCATGTGGAAAAATTAAATTAGGAAAATCGACAGACATATAATAGTATTAGATATTTAAAGTTAAGGTGGGGGTATATACCCTAATGCAGACAGTAAAGATGCAAGAGTTGCAAGATTAAATGGTGCAGGAACCCGCGCGTTTTCTGCAACAGAATCATTTGCGGGTATTACTGGAGCCATAGCGCTTAAGCTTGGGTTGTATGTAGAAAGTAAAGTGTAAAGAGTATATAGAGCGTTATTATTTGCTGTAGTAACCGCGGAGGTTGCAGCTGCGGAGTTATAATTGCTTGGACTTTCAAGAACAACAAAAGTACTAGCTGAAGCTCCTAATGCTCCCGTATTAATACCACTACTATTACTTACTCCAATAAGATTTACAAGAGTATTATTATCATCATAATCCCCGTATACACTAGTGTTAGCTTGGGTATTTTCTTTATAGTTAAATACCTCAGTAGAATCTTTATCAACGAATTGTGTGTATTCTTTTGTCTCTATAATCTTAGGTAGATTATTTAATACTCCATCAGACTTATTATCATACACCTGATCCATAAGAGCCTCGCGAGGTGCATCAAGTTCATAATTAAAGTCAAAGCGTTTCGCTTTTATCATCCACACATAATGACCGAATAGCTGATTATTCTCTCCCCCCATTTCATCTACACGCTCGGTTATTTCGAATACTCTACCATTTCTACCACCCGGGCGAAGCGAGCCGTATTCGGTTAATTTAATTAAATCCCCTGCCTTAGGCTCGTAGTTAGAAGCCGACAATACCCCACTCATAGCAGTTACAGTCGAGTAAAAAGTATCAATTGGAATAATTGCAGTTAAGTCAGCATCTCCTTGTAGACCGAATTTGCTTAATACAACATTATCATTACTTAATGTTAATGCCATTACTATAGGGAATGCTATAGAGTATCTTACTAGTGGCTGTTCTCCGTAAAAATAATCATGAGCAGATAAATTATATCCATTTATAAAGTAATCAACTTGTTGACCGTATTGACCAATTTGTTCTTTCCACCAATTGTTAAACAAGCTTCTTTCTGCTGCGGTAGAACTTACACTCAAGTATCTCACCCCGCTCGTACCATAGGTACAGTTATAACCACCACTTAACGTGTCGCCTACCTCGTCAGTCCCCGGGGCAACGTAGCTTCCGGTATCAATGCAGTATTTAGATATATAACTAGCCATTAAAAATATTTACTATAATGTATAGAATTAAAGACAAATATACTAAATAATATTATACATGAAGCTTAAATCCCTTTCAGAACTCGGTGATATATATGCAAGTATTGCATCTACTCCACAGAATGCTATTGCATCTATGGTAACAGAACAAGCATCTAACACCATTTTAGCGACTGATGTTAATCAGTATCTTAAGGAAGAAAAGCAGGTTAAGCCCGGCAGTCCATTAGGTGGCGGCCCAGGCACTAAGGGAGAGATATCACCTCTTCAAAAGAAGACAGGCCCAGAGGGACTTAAAGGTAACGATTTTAAGAAAGTAGATAAGATTCAAGATCCAGCATCTGATCCAAAAGAAATGAAAGATGTTGAAGAAGATAAAGAATCTAAGGAAGATAAAGAAAATGCTCACGAGGCAGAAACAGCAAAAAATACAACACCGCAAGAAAAAGTACGGGAATCTGCACAAGAGAGTAATAAGTATAACTACAAACCACATTTTACTATGTCAAAACCAAAATTCGATCAACTATACGAGGAAGCAATTAAAGGCATTCCTTTCACCGAAGATGCTAGTGTGCCTGTGCATGCTAGTGAAGACGCCATGGACGGTGTTGCAGCTGCCGATGATGCAGCCGCTGATGCCCCTGACATGGGTGCAGATGAAGAGTCCCAAGATGTAACAATCACTCTTCCAAAAGAATTAGCGCAAAAGCTTCATGACATTTTAATGTCAAGCTTAGGCGTTTCAGTAAACGACGGCGACGAAGCCGGCAGTGAAGATGGTGCAGACGAAGCACCTATGGGTGATAGTGTTAAGGTTGAAGCAGTCTCCCAACCAGAGCCAAAGGAAGAGAAAGGCAACAATGCCGCTCTCCAAGGTAAGAACAATAAAGTCGGTGACCTCCATAAAGCTGGCGGCACAGCAGAAAAAGGTTCATTAAAGAGTCAGCCAGAGCCAAAAGAAGAGAAAGGTAACAATGCCGCTCTTCAAGGCAAGAATAACAAGACCGGTAATCTTGTTGCAGGTAAGAAGATGTTTGAGTAAGACATAGTAAGTTTAAATACTAAACCCGCTATTAACTTAGCGGGTTTTTTTATGTATTAAAATAAGCTAGTACCATGCCTGGCGCTACTGCCGCTACTGCTAAATGGTTTCCACCCTTGAGATATCATATCATCCATATCTGCAATGCCCGAACCTTTATTGCTGCCTACTATAAAAGCCGGATTACGATTACTATCTAAAGGTATCTTGCCCTTACCGTATCTATTATATAATTCTTGTTGACTAGGAAATTGGTTATCAGTTACCTCGTAAGGGTTCCAATTAAGAGGTAATATCTTTAAAGGCTTACCATTACCATCACGCTCAAGTACCTCATAGAATTGTTCTATAACTTTGGTATCTAGAGCAAATAATGCCCAAATTAAAGCTTCCACTCTATCATCTAGATAGCGATCGGATTGTTTCTTCCACACCCCATTAGCCTGTCTTACGTAGGTTTTAAATTCTTGAATAGTCTCTTTATCGTTTAACTTTAAGCATCTTAAGGTGCCCATCCAATATCTAAGATTAGACATTGCATTAAACTTGCTATTAGTATGGGAATACACTCCCATCCGATTATCCCTTTCTACCTTATCCGTGAAAGTACCCATACTCGGAGTATACTTCACAATGCTCTCATAATTGTGAGTATGTACTAAAGCATCGATTACTTGGGCACCGCAATTGTTACGTTCTACTAGTAAAGGAGGACGTCCCCATTCATGGGCTACTTCCACGAGCTTCCCTGCAAAGTTAAAAGGATCTAGCTTGTTATTAGCGTAGGAAGCGACCTGTTCTATGTTAGTTAAATCCGTTATATCCAGTACTTGTATAGTGGAGTTAGCTCTCTGTATACCCTCTCCCACGTCAACCCCGATAGTATAGAAATGTCTATCCTTTCTTTCTCTAAAAATTGTGTAGCATCCGTCTTCGCTTACAAGTACGGGATCTGGGGCAGTCTTTTCAAACTCTTCCATTTGATCTTTATCTAAAGCGTTCTCCCCTGCAGATCTAAAGGAGTTGCCGTACTCTTGATCGAATGCATCTGTAGAACCGAGAGCCTTAGCAGTCATGTCTCTCCATTTTTCATCTCTACCGGGTACCTCCCACCAATCAACTTTCTCATTATGCCAACCATTACCCCCATCTAATGATTCTGTATAGATGTTATAAAAGAGATTGCCCACTCCATTAGGGGTAGACAACATAAAGATCTTAGACTTTTTAGAAGACGAAATAACCGGGAATACTGATTCCCAAAAGTCATTCATAAACTCTGCCGGAATAAATGCAGCCTCATCAATTAAAAGGCAATTAATAGATTCACCTCTGGCTGCATCTGAAGTCGTAGTACTAATACCAATAGAAGAACCATTAGCTAATTCAATACCAGTCTTAGCATAGTTGATAACGCCTGGCTTTAAAAAGTTAGGTAACATCTCATATGCTAAACGAATACGTTTAAAGATATTAATAGCAGTACTTTCTTTATTAGCAATAAGAAGCACTCTATAATCATCTGCGAAGCACACCATCCAGAGAGCAAAAATAGTTAGGATTGTCGTTTTACCAATTTGTCGCGAAGCAAGTACTACGTTAAATCTATTATCTACGAGTGCTTTTAATATACGCTTCTGGTAGGTATAAAGCTTAATAGGTTGTTTACCTTCGTCAAGATTAACAATATAAAAAAAACGAGAGAAGTGTAATATAGACTTGCGTGCGCGTTCAAGATCTTCCACCATCTCTGGCGTCCAGTCAAAGTTAGTCTCTGGTACCGGTAAGTTTTTATTACCGAGGTAGAACGTTTGCTCTTTAGGCTTAGGCATTTTTTAAGGCAACTCGATACTAATAGCTTTACGTGTTGGGTCGTTAGCGAAGCCAGTGGTTAATGAGTATTTGTCAATATATTCTAGCATTTGGTTAAAACTAGCGTCCAAGGCTGCACTATCAAATTTCAAACTTACAGCTTTATATCTTTCATTAATAACTAAAAGGTAATTAAATTTTTCGTGGCATTGGTAACTAGCTGTCTGTATAGCTAAAGTTAGCCTATCTAATTTCTTTCTGCCGTCTTCCCCTTTAAAGTAATTTTCATCTGTAATAATTCCGCTTAATGCGGCTCTAAGAGACTCTAAATCCCCATCAGGTTCCGATCTTAGTTCAATTAGCCCGTTAATAATTTGTTCCTGGGTTAAGAGGTGATTAAAGAAAAAATCTTGAACAGTTTGACTCCAAGCCGGGGTTTTTCCAGACAATAAAAATTTCATTGTATTTTCTAATGCATTAATAATTTTTTCAAGCTCGACCCGAATAGCGAATCGGGGCTTTAATTCAACAATTTCTTTTCCTTGTAGGATTAATTCTTCAATTTTTTTACTGTCTGTATTTTTATTATTAATAGAGACTTTAATATTCTCAATATAACTGACTAAATTATTATTATTTTTATAATATTCGTTTTTTTCAATGTTTTGCGCTGCCCTATTAATTGTAATAATATATTTAGATTGAACTATAGAGGCGCTATTTTTTAATACTATCTTAGCATATGTAGGAAACCCTAAAGAGTAACCGGATTTACCTACACGGCCCCCATTGGCTTTAACTTCAATTTTTTTATCCCCGCAAATTAAATCCCCTGGGCTTCCTTTTACAGAATTAGTAAAAAGAGCAATGCATACCTCCCCTGGCCCCACCCCAACAGTTTTTTGGGAAGGGGTTATCTTAAAAAGATTATCAATTAGGTCTCTTGGGGTCGCTTTGTCAATGTCCGGGTACATTTGTTCAACGACCGGCACTAACACATTTTCTTTAATGTTAAATACCTCCCCAGAGTTTAATTTACCCTCAAGAAGCGTAAGTTTTTTACCTTTTTTCTGCTCTATAACTTCTTCTAGCTCTTTACTGTCAATGTTTTGTTTATTAAATGCCTCAACAGTTAAAGTAAGAATATCCCCGTCTGAAGGAAACCCACTTTGTTCTAAAAGGTCTTTAATTAATCCTTCTGTATTATTGTCTATATTATTAATAATTCTAGTAATTTTTACTGCTGTGGGTTCATCTACTTCAAACCCTTTTGTGTCTTTGGGATCATTTCTTTTACCAATATAAACCTCGTAGTCTTTCGTTTCAAAAAAACGATTAATACTGGGCTCCCCTTGTACTGCTTCAGTATACAACTCCCCTAAATTTTTATATGGCAAAGGCTTCTTCTTCTTAAAATTAGGATTCATAGAGTAATTGTGATATACTTACTTTAAAAACCTAATAATAAAGGTAAGTAATTAAAGTGCCTCCTACTGTACTCACTAATCTTGCTCCCGGGCAGCGCGCCATAGTATACTCTATGCCGAGTAGTCCGGATATATTAAACCGATTAAATGAGCTTGGGTTAAAAGAAGGAGAGGAGATTGCTTGTGATAGTATAAAGCAACTGTACCGGTTTAGCCATGGTAAGTTTATGTTTAATACTGCTCTCAGTGAACAGATACTAGTGGATAATATTAAATCACTTTCAAGCAATGCACGATCTCTTTCCAGTAATCAATAAATAAACATATGGATAAATACACTAAATCATTTTTTACCTTAATTGAAAGACACGAAGAGAATGTGTTTGCCAAGCCTGCTTTTGAAGTATTTAACCACGAATGTAAAGGCAAGCATAAGTTTACCTTTGAAGGACAAAAACAAGGCGTTGCGTTTTATCGCGCTAAAATAAAAGAGCTCAATGAATTTGGTCTAGTGTTTACTAAAGCATTAATTGAAGCCCAGGTAAGTACGGAAGGCAAGAAAGCAGCTTTTCAGCTCTTACTCCAAACTACCGGTATGGAAATAGAGAGTCATGATATTGGTACCGTAGAAGAAAATGAAAAAGGTAAACTCGTTTTCATGGCTTATGGAACTCAACCAGCCCCCGTAATGGTGGCAGTAAAGATTTCCGACCAAGAATAAGTTGATTAGTTTTTAACTTAATCTATTATAATTAAATTATGGCAACTAACGTACATGGAGTAATCGGGTATATACCAGTTCTAACTAAAGAGAAAGCATCTGTAATAAGAGCGCGTGGGGGTGTGGCTCGTACAATACGTGCTACCCGTTCTGATCGTGGCAAGAAGAGAAAGTAAGTCTTACTGTCCGAGCTTTATATCAGTGCGCATTGCCCCGCTCACTGAGTTTAAATAACTATCAGCAAGCGTAAGCTTGGACTGAATCCAGGCTTCAACATCTTCTTCCGTCGAGAGAGATTGCATCATCTCTTTAATCTTAACAGCATTAGCTATAATGTTATCTATCTGAGTGGTTGCCATACTCACTTCATGATCCTCGCCGACCGGTGCCGGGTTATCATTAAGATTAGGATCAATGGTTTCGAGTAATTGTACGAGTTTATTAAAGCTACGGTCTTGCATAAAGTTATTTACATCTTTTGTATACCTAAATCGTCTAATCCGGTATCCATGTCTCTCAGTATATAGGTACCCATTTCTACCCCAGAAGTTGTTAACCTGTACTGGCCCAAGCGGTTAACTACCATAAACCCCTCGCCTACGGCATCTTGTAATGCGGTCCAGACTTCAAGAGTACTGAGAGCGTCATCCATTTCTTCTTTAAAGATACGTACTACATCATCAGCCTCAAAGGTCTTTTGACTGTACCCACCAGCAACCATAGCAGCACAGATCTTAGCAGACCATTCTGGTACTTCCATTGTTGCGTGCTGTTCGTTCATATAGTTACTTACGGTCCATCATTACCGATTGCTTCAACTGGGCACCCTTGAAGAGCTTCCATACATTGTGCAATATCACTCTCCGTAACCGGTTGAGTGTGAACATAACTATAACCTCCGTCTTCATTACGGGTAAAGAAGTCCGGTGCAGTCTCTCTGCATAGATCACAATCAATGCATTGAGTATCAACATAGAACTTACCAGTTATATTATCTTTATATTTATCTGCTGCGTTAGCCATAAACTTATTTACCCCTTTAGGGGTATTTTTATACAAAAAAATAGGGCCTAGGAATAAACCTAAGCCCTATGAATCTAATTAACTATTAATACGAGTTTTTACTTCGTACCTACGAAACCATATAACTCTGCTGCAATCGTAATAGCGTTAGCTACACGATTGTCTTCGGGTACTTCATAAGAAGACTGACCGGTCTTCTCTGCGTACTCCCGCTGGCTATTTAATGATGTATGGTACCGGTCGTTGACCAGTGACATCGCCATTTGTAACAGTTCGAGTCTGATTTCATAGCCTGATTTATTGTGTGTTGGCATATGTGTTTTCTCCTTTCACATATATCTTATATTAACCAACAATTAAATCAAGTTATTTCTTCTTAGCCTTACCTGCTTTCATATTAGCCATCCAATGTGCTAACTGTCCTTTGCGGCCGCCTTGTTTAGCTACCTTACGTAAATTACTCACAGAAGACTTAGTAGGTACCCCGTAACGTTTGCTATCACCCTTATGTTGGGGGTTCTTGCCATCAGCAAAGTTTTCTTCATAAAAATTAAAGTTATCAATTATACCCATACCATAAAATGCAGCAATATCTTTAGCTGTCTTCTTTGCAGCAGTTCCTTTCATATATAAAGGATGGTAAGTTATTTCATAAGAGCCGCCAGTCTTAGCCACTCGCATCATTCCAAGCTTTAGAGCAATATCAAGAGCCTTCATACCGATTGCTCCTTTTAACTCATCTGGTATTATTTGTTGGAGTACTTCATCATGACCGTACATGCGTGATACTACTATAATTTTACCGTCTTTAGTTATCCAGAAACCATGCGGCGCAGTTTCTGGTAAATCACTAAAGCTAGATGATATTTTATACGCTTCAGTGAGATTCTCTTTAACACAGTTGTTAACCCGCTTACCGCCTTTCATCTTGGTACCATCTTTACGGTAACCAGCCCAGCACTTAGGATCTAATCGCTGCTTGGCTTCCCAGAGATTAAAGTATTCACTAAACGTCATGTTATTATAGCTTGTCGAGGTGCTGACTTACATCAACTGAAATCTTTAACACGCCATCTTGCTCCCATATCTCAACCATAGGCAATACCATATTACCGTAATGAGTAGTTACTTCAACAGCAGCAATACTTCCTATTTCAAATTTACTTTGTATGATATTAAATGCTTGCTCAGGAGCTATATGACTACCTGCTGCTTCTTTTACATTACGTAAGTTAAGATACTTTTCCGTTAATAAGTGATTTAAAGCCATAAGATATAAAAGTTTTAACCGCGAACATCAGGACCCATACTACGTTCGCCGCCGTTATCAGAATTGCTATTATATAACTCGAGTATATCTTTACCGATCATCTCAAGTAACTTAGGATCAAGTACTTGAGTCTCTTTATCGGTATTGGTATCGTATTTGTATACTACTAAGTCATCAAGGTCTGTAGCTACTGAGGAATACACATCCCTTCCGCCGTAACCACGCTCGCTGTCTTTGCCAGGCTTAAAGCCTGTAGGCTTTTGTTCTTTAAAGAAATTAGCATAAACGTTATAAGGAACTCCTTCATACTCGTACGAATCATTATAGTATTCATATTCTTTACCATCATTAGGGTTCTTTATTCCCTTTGCTTCAGTACGTACAGGGTTAGAGTTAGGGCCTCTCTTCTCTAACATTTTAATAACACACGATACCCAATAACTTACATCACTACTACCGATTTCTTCTAAGTCCTCTTCCTCCATCCCGCTCGCAATGTCTTCAATAGCATTCGTTACTTCTTCAATTCCGTATTTAGCAATTAATTCAATATGTTGATTAACAATACGACGAGAAACTGCATTTTTAACAGCTTCTGCGCTCGATTCATTTAACTGAGCAATTTCAAGATACTTTTCTGTAAGGAGTTGACGGCTGTGCTTCGAGGCGTTCATAAAATATTACTTAGGCAGACGCTTTAGCATAATCCCGGCATCGGGCACTATAATCGCTTCAAATAGATCGCCCGTAACTATGTTCAATTGCTCGCCTTGCAAGTTTTTATCGAACAAGATACTCCCATCCGATAAGAGTTGAAAGTCGTATTCCCAGAAAGTAGTTTGAGTTTCCACCCATTTACTTACTAGAACTGAGGCTCGCGTAACGTTCTAATAGCCATATTAAGAAACGTACCCTCGTATACAAAACAAGTACGTACTTGGTCTAATAAATGGGCATCGGTACCGTGTACTAACCAAGGGCTGTGACATATAAGCATTCCGGGCTTAGGACTAACTCTAAAGCGTTCGCTTTCTGGGTAGTGGGATAGCTCAACGTTCTCCGTACGGTTATTAACAAATACTATATCTGCACTCTGGGCGGGAGCCTCATAATAAAATACCCCCACTATATGGCACCCCGGTCGCGTATGAGTATGACACCGTACACTAGCATGTTGATATATCCGGTTACCCCAGTTACGAGTTAAAGTAAACGGCTCTTGAGGTTTTAGGCCAATATCATGCGCTCCTTGCATAATAGTACTATCAATCCATTTACCTAATGTGTTGGTGTCAAAATCAAGAGCTTTTTTTAACGGGCGCAACTGGGCGTAGCCGAGCGATGTTATAGTCTTACCGGAGACCTCGTCCGGCTTGTTTTGAGCAAAAATTTCATCATTAAAGTAATCATCAACCTTAGAAGCAAAAGGAGTTCCCGGGCCGTACAACTCCATCTGATCAAATTGATATACTGCAATCTGGGAATTAAATACCGGTATAATCATATTACTAATTACTCTTGATTGTATTCTTTGCTAGTGCCTAAGCATTCTTATAACACACGAGAGCGTAGCTCTCATCCCAAGCCTACGTACGATTAACCTTAAAGGTACTATCTTTACGGTACATCCGTACCACTCTCTTAGCATATAACGAGGCATCTACCTCAGAGAGGTCAGCGCGGGTACCTAGGTTCAGTTTGCGGATACGCTTTACTTCGCGTGGTAAGCGCTTGCTGTTCTTGTATTGCCAGATATGACGTAGTTCGTGAGCGACGAGTTCTACCAAATGCTCTTCCCACGAATAGATATTAATCGGCAAATACCCGCGGAACCCTCCCGAGTATCTCTGAGTACGGTACCGCGTATACCGGGGAACGCCAACATGCACGCGTAACGTATCCCACCAAGCACGTCCATGAAACCCGCGTTCGGTATTACCAAAGTCAATCTCGTTAAAGTCATTAAGGCAAAGTCCCTTAGGAAGACAGTACTTAATGACTTGCTTAAGCACGGTATCGGGTACGCTTGTGGTGTTAACTAATTTCATACTCACATTATGGAGGAAATACTGTTAGATGCAAGCCTTAAATATATAGCATATAAATTACCGTTTCTTAATAAGTAACTACAAATATAATGAGCCGGTTCTTAAAGATATTACAAGAGGTGAACATATCCAACAACCCGGCCGTTTATACGAGCAAGGTAGAGGCCATGGTAGAGTACTTAAAGGATAAAGAAAATATACTGTTCCTGACTACCAGTAATAGGTGGGAAGGTGATAAAGAAATGCCTAAGAGTACGCAACTGGCCTGGCACATTGAATCGTTTCTCGTAGGTAAAAACGTTAAAGTAATCGATGTCAGCAAGCTCAAGATACATTGCTGTGAAGGTAATGTGAGTAAGTCTACCGGCAATAACTGCGGAGTAAAAGAAGCTACCTTAAAAGATAAAGAAAAGAACCCCTCAGGCGATCACCGGTGCTGGGCCTCTGTCAATAACAAGGATGATGAACTCTGGAAGATATCTAAAGAGTTATTTGAAGCCGATGCCGTAATATTCTTTGTAAGCGTAAGATGGGGTCAGACCAATAGCATTTACCAGACACTTATAGAGCGTCTAAACTGGATTGAAAACCGTCACACCACGCTCGAACAAGATAACATTATAGAAGGCAAAGTTGCAGGTCTTATCGTAGTAGGCCAGAACTGGAACGGCTCTCAGGTAATCGATACGCAGAAAAAGGTATTATCGTTCTATGGGTTCGAAGTACCCGAACAACTAACCTTTAATTGGCAGTATACGGATAACGCTAAAGATGAAACGCAGAAGAGTTATAAGGCTGCACCCGAGGCCTTCGAGCAAGCTTTCGACTTTAAACTCTCTTCTAAAGAGAAATAAGTATTACAAGTAACCGTTAAGGGATTTATCGAGACTCCCTATATAGGTATTTCCCCCAAAAAAATATACGCGCAAAAAAATCGCGGTTACTAGATAAACGGGATTAACGGAGGGAGCCCTATATAGGAAATTAACCCGGAAAAAACTGAAAAAGGTTTGCATGCAGAGAAACCAGTGTTCAAGAACCCTGTATATATAAATCTAATTCCCGCGCTTAGGGTGCATTATGACCGTTGGTCTATAGGATACCCGGTCGCTAATAGAGCCATTGGTATTAGACTAGCCGTCCATCTAGATGCTACCATCACTCAGAGCTGCCCTACCTGGTACGATACTACCTCTCTATTGTAATCTCTTTTATATAGCTCTGTGAGCTATATTGTTTAGTTAACCTTAGGAGCTACTACCGTGCACTTGACTCCATCCTTGTAGGTGATGGTGCGCGTTGTATACTGAGCAGCATACTCAGCAGGCGATAGCTTGCCGAGCGCTACGCCTTGCTCGAGCAATGGGCGAACGATCTTAGCCTTCTTACCGAACGATGCAGCACGTTGGGCACGATCTTCTTTCATACCAGTACTTACCTTACCGGCACCCTTGCTTACATAAGCTGATAAGAAGGCTTCTAATGAGCCATGCTGAGCGATCTTAGCAGCAATGATCGTCTTATTGGTCCAGGTGACGACCTTGCCGGTAATGTTGCACGTTAGTAATAGTTTGTTAGGAGTATTAATCATAGGAGTATTATGGTAACGTTAGAGTAGAACGGCAAGCCTTAAAGCTTATTAGATAGGACCCATTTAGCCTTATTGAGCGTATGACGAGCCTCATCCATCAGACTACGATCGATCATCTCCTGGACATCAGAGAGCATCGACATTACCAGCAACTTATTGCCGCCTACAAAGGGTGAGTCCTTATCTTCTGGAAACAAGAACTGCTCATCGTACCACTCGCCGATGGAGGGCACGCCATACATCTCCATCATACGTTTCGTTACAATTGGCAAGAGGTCGTTCATATGGCGTGGGGTGTCAATGATTGCTTTGTTATTCATAGGAGTAGTATGGTAACAATTAGATAAAAGGTCAAGTCAATAATTCCAAATGATTACCTTAGTACCATCGAACAAGTTATCGGTGTACTGTTTAAACTCCCCATCCCAACCATCCTCATATCCTGGAGATTGGGTATCGAGCTCATATGTTCGGGTATGATTGGTACGAGTGGACTTGATTGTGAATCGAGAGAAGCTCTCGGTCATACCAAGTAACGAGCTGAGTTCAGCTGTACCAATACCATTCTTCCAGTTGAATTGATCTGAGGTGAATTGTTTCATAAGAGTAGTATGGTAACGGTTACGGTAGTTGGCAAGCCTTAAAGGGCTACCTCTTCAAAGCTAAGATGATCTTCACTCCAGAAGACCTTAGAGGTTCGAACGGATACTCGTTCGCCGGTTACCGTCTCGTACAAGTTACGGTACACTGCATAACCGTCTGCTAGTCCAACCAATTGGTTTTCATCTAAGAGTTGTAAGGTGTTGTTCATGTTACTTGTTAATTTGTTTTTATTCTTCATAAGAGTATTATGGTAACGTTAGAGTAGAACGGCAAGCTCTTAGTAGCTGTTCTTTCTATCCTCTTTTTCAGCTTCGAGAGCATCATTTTCAGCACTCCATTGCTTGTATTGCTCTACGGTGTACACTCCCATACGAGCTAGGTCATATGCAGTCAATGCTGATACAACATAGAAGGCATTACCAGATGCTGCACGCATACGAGCTTCAAAGGCTGCGTTCTGATTGGCAAGGTAGTTGTTGAGGACGATCTGATCGAACTCCCACGTAAGACTTTTTGATTTAACATTCATAAGAGTAGTATGGGAACAGTTCCGTTAGTTGGCAAGCTTTTATTCCAGAGCCCCGAGATGATCTAACAACACATTCAAAGCAATACTCTCCAATTGCGTAATGGTGGTAATCTGTTGCGGAGTAAGCCAACGCCACAGCTCAAATGCCTCAGGATGGTTCTCCATCTCATGCAAAGCATTACTCAGGTAGGCGTGGATAGTCTCCAGATGCGCTGCAGCAGTTGCAATTGAATTATCAATGTTGTTGTTATTCATATGAGTAGTATGAGAACGTTTGCAGTAGGCGGCAATAGCTTTACTTCATCCACGAACCGAACCCATTAACAATAGCGGTGACCTCTTCCCAGGTTAGATCTTTGGCGAGATCGATTGCATCGAGCTCCTTCTTTAGATGCTCGATCGAACGAGCGACTACTTCTTCTCTAACGTTGTTGTTATTCATAGGAGTAGTATGGGAACAGTTCCGTTAGTTGGCAAGCTTTAAACCTTCAGACCAGCCTTTGCTAGGATCATATCACTCACATACTTCTGAAGTCTAGCTAGATTAGATATCTGGTACTGTACCACTACTCGAGCTAGCTTGATGTCCTTGTCTTGAATAGGAGCTGCTGCTAGAGTCTCGAGTACGAGTTGTTTAGTAGCTTCGAAGTCACTAGAGAACAGTACTTGCTCTCTGATAGGGGTAAGGATTGAGGTACTCTTCATGGTGCAGATAGAATAAGAACTACTTCCTATTATGGCAAGCTCTTAGTCCATACTGTACTCTGCAGAGTACTCTAGGGTAACCGGGATATACTCCGGTGTACCACTAGTCTTGATCACGACCATCTAACCAGAAGCAGACCACAGTAACTAGAAGACCTAAGCACGTTAGAAAGATACCACCTGCTATCCAAGTAAAGATGAGGTCCCAGTTCATTCGATCTCTTCAAGGAATTCATCAGGCTCATCTTGCTCTTCGTCTTCGTCTACTTCTAGATCAGATCGGATCCCTTCTATTAGATCATCGAGTACTTCTTTGCGTGATAGGTCTCCGTCCTCGAGCATTGCATCAGCAATCTCGGTGCGAATTAGTTTTAGAATCTTTTCGTAGCTCATAACAGTAATGTAGGTTATTTAGTTGTAAAGGCAGGTACTTAGCAAAAATAATGGCCCATCCGGGGTTACCAGATGAGCCACTATGCGAATGAAAAACACCAACAATTAATGAGTCTGCGCGACTGGTGACCGACGGCCCTCACGCGACGTGAAGGAAGCCTGAAGCTTCTCAAGAGAGCCAGCACGCGCAATCACCTTATCGATATACGACGGCGAGGTATACTTGACTTGCTTGCCCGTAACCTTGCAGGTCAGCACCAATGGCAAGGCATAGCCACGCTCACTAATGCGAGCAGAGCGGTTCTTTTCAATCGTAGCGGAACGCTTTTCAGCGGTAGTATTTTCAGTATTCATAGTATGGTTTTGTTTAGTTATACCTTAATGGTATGAAGTTATTGTATATTAATCTAGAATTATTGCAACGGTTATTATCGATTAAACGTTGGTATAGCGAGCGAGTGCCTTGGTGGCAACCGCGAAGTGATTGTAAGAAGACCCCTTTTTACGATAGCTGGTAATGACCGGAGCAGCGAAGCGGGTCCAGCTGATACCCTGCAAGTAAGCACCATAGGCAAGAGCAGCATCAAGCGCCTTACCGGCACCCTTGTATTTGCTATCGCTGAACGCTTTCGAGCGGCTGACGTTATTACGATTCACCTGAGCCTTCCATGTATTCCTATTAGTCATACGCGTAACATTGACGATGTTATTATTTTTCATATTTGTTTCTATTATTGTTTTGTTTTGTTGTTGGAACTAAATTACATATTTGCGAGTATCTCTTTGGTATCGATTAACAGCCCATCGACGGTGACTTGCAGTTTGGTTGCCCCATACGCATCGTGAACATACTGCTTAATGAGAGGATCGAGCTCAAAGATACCCGGGAATTTTTCAACCAGCTTACCCCAACCTGAATTAAACGTCGGCGTACTGATCCAGTTAATTGAATACTCTTTTACTAGATCTTCAAACTCTCTGCCTCGTTCCCCTCGGAGCAACCCCATTACGAAGTTACTAATGTCCTGGATGGAGGTAAGACGCTCGTCTTTTTGCATCTCTTCAACGAGCACCCGGATAGCATCGTATTGATGATTATTAAGACACCGTTTGCAGTCCTCAATTGAGAACTCTACTTGATATGTTTTATTGATATTCATTATGATAATATTATGGTAACAATTAATGTAAACGGCAAGCCTTAAGCTCTAAACGTTGCCCACCAATGCGAGTTAGCCTTAACTCCCATCCCCCCTTTAAAAGGTTTTTCCTCCGTACCATAAGCTAGTACGGGTATACCTAGAGCCTCAATATCGTTCTTGAAGTCCAGAGCAGTCTTATCGAACTTATAGTAGAAACCTCTACGCGCCGTATACGTACCATCTTTATGGCGCGTTACCAAATCAGCTAAATAGCCGATCTTTTCCTTTACTTCTTTCTCCTTCATAATAGCAACGACTACTTCAGCTACTTGTTGTTTTGTCATATAAGGTATAATGGTAACAAATACCGTAAACGGCAAGCCTTAAACCAATTCAATCTCTTCTGCTTCAGCTACGAGCAATACTGCCTTCTCGTAAGCTACATCGTATTCATCGTCTTTGAACTCGCCATCTCCGAGTAACATCTCGGTCTGCCATTCAATGGCTTCCCGGAACTTACGTTCAAAGAGATCTGCGGACATATAGGGTGCAATTATTTTGATCATAAAGTATTAAGCTCCTACTGCGACATAATAGCCGACAGCTTTAACGGTTAATAGCTCGGTACCCATAATAGGTTCGAACTGGGGGTTACATCCTGCAAAGTAAATAATTGCTTCATGAACTAAGTCCTGATCGGCTTTGTTGATGGTAGCACTGATGGGGTTCTTCCAATGTTCAGAGTTCTGAACGCTAGCGAACGCTTGTTGCAGCTGTTCGACTGTATACACTTCGTGTGCGTATTTCATTGTTGATATAATGGTAACGTTTCTGTTAACTGGCAAGCCTTATTTGTAGGTAGCCATCATTACAGACTTCTTATGGGTAATGTTAGCGATACGTTGCAGGCCATCTAAACTCCATTCCACTATATCGGCCAATTCCCAATCGCCGAGATTGCGGCCAGATTGATCAGCATAGAAGCTTTGCCCGGATCCAATCTTATAGTTTTGTTTGACTTGCTCTAAGCTACTAGACGTAACCACTACCTTCCATTTGTACTTCTGTTTGCCGATCGGCGCACGCAACCCCTTCAAACTAATAAAGAGTAGAGCCGACATCCCCTTCTCATTTCCGAAGGTCCAGCAAGAGTTAATGTTACCGTACATTTCATTCGAACCATCGGAGAGCTTTACGCTCCCGACTTGCGATATAGGATATTTGTTCATCATTGTGCTAATAATATGGTAACGTTTCCCTTTTTTGGCAAGCCTTAAATTAAACTCCACCTATTTTACTCATCACCTCACTCTCATTCTCTCCCTCACAAAATCCCATATCATCAATCAACCATACCCCTTTACTCTCAACACACTCCTCTTTAAAACTCTCATAATCTCCTTCCTCACAAATTTTATTATCAATAAATACCTTCTTAAAATCTCCAATAATAATCCTTCCTTCTCCCATCACTAATCCAAATAATTTATTTTTCATAACATAAATATATCCCTTTTAATTAATTTGGCAAGTTTTAATTAATATATTAAGTGTTTTTTATTAAATTTTAAGCTTGCAACCCTCCCTTAAAGTTCCCATAATAATCTTATGAATGGGTCTGCCCGCGCTGAATCACTTCGGTTACGCTGATTGGTTTACCGGGTAACGGTAGAAGAGAGCCTCAATTGCTCGAGGCTCTCTAGGGTATCTAGATCGATACCTCCACCATTACGATAGCATCGCGAGAGCTTTCTTCCCGTTAGCTACATAAGTGTCAACCGACTTGTCGTTACGAATTACGTTCCAGAAGTCAGACTTAGCCATCCGACCGAGTCCGTACTCACTCGAGAACACCTGACGCGTAACGTTACGTCCGGACCGGCGCGTGGATTCATGGGTGTAATAGTCCGTTACGGCACTGAATGCATCAGCTCGGTTCGCTCCGTTATTACCCTTACCGACCTGAAACAGATCCGTCAGACGGTTAACCTTGGTCAACGTCTTAGGTCCAAGATCGCGACCCTCTTCCGAGGTACTACGGATCATCCAACCGGCGAATAGATCACGTGCTTTATCCACCTTCATCGGTTCGTTGAGTAGACGTTCGAACTGAGCTTTGAACTTAGCCTGCGTACCTGCATAAGCATCAATGATCTCCACGATGTTATCCAATCGCGCAATGACGTCCTTCGAATGCTTAACCTTACACTTAACCTCTTGCTCACCATGCAGATTCATACTAAAGGTATTATCACATACCGTACATGTATTCGAAGCATTGGTCCAGAGAGCTGAAGTCTGATCATGACCATTACCGAAGTTGAGGAAGTCTTTGAACTCGCGTTTACCCACCTTGAAGCTTTCCATCCCTTTGATTGACAATGAGACAAACACGCGACCACGGTTATTGACCGATCCCACGGATTCAACTACGGCTCCCTTCACTCCACTAATCGCCTCTCCGATCATATCGAGGAAAGCTTTGTTAGATACCGGGGTATAGGTCCCGGCAAACGGCTTACCGATGAACTCATTATCATCCGTACCCGTGAGGATCTTGAACGGCACCTCGATATCCCCTGCCGTCTTCAGACCTACCTCTTGGATATCCCATTTGGTAAGCCAGTTGTTCTTGAGATCGAGCACCTCATTGATCTGAGTTAGATTGTGCCAACCCATATGACGGCCTTCTTGGCGGTCGCGATTAGTAATTCCATGTGACATATATTTGATTGATTTGATTGTTACCTTATTACCCGATCATTATCGGTACAGAACCAATGAATGGCAAGTACTATGTTAAGGTTTAACGTTTGGTGAACTCGAGGTCCTTTTCTAGAGTATAAGTGTTCTTGCAGTAATCCGGATAATCCTTCTCGGATTCAAAAAGAATAGCAAAGGGAGTAGTAGCAGAACCATAATGGTGCCAAGAGTCTTGAAGGCCTTCGTGGGTGACACCATCGTAAAACTCTATCTCGGTAACACCGCGAGCTTGAGCTTGTGTGAGTAAGTTAACCATTTCAGTTATTTTCATAGTCTATATAATCGGCACTGAACCAATGATTGGCAAGTACTATGTTAAGGTTTTACGTTTAATGAAATCAGCACGTAGAACCCGGTGTTCAGCACTGCTCAAATCCCGAACAGGGCCTTCGATTTGCTCGAGCCGTGCTAGTAATTGCTTGAGGTCATTGATGTGCCGGCTTATTGCTCTAAAGTTGCGCGGCCTATCCCACAAGTACTCACAATCTGGATAAGACCGGAAAGGCTCTCTCTTGTGAAGACTGCACATGATGTGCTCGATCATTTCTTGCGCATAATTGGCAACGAATTCAGGATCATCGAGGGTTAGGTAGAACGGTTGGATTTTCATAGTCTATATAATCGGTCCAGACCCAATCACCTGCAAGTACTATGTCTAGAAATGTGCTCCCTCTAAGAAGAAACAAGTTTACCACTGGCATCCTACGTAACTATAGGCTTGACCTATCTCTAGATATCCGTACCATATCATAAGAATAAGAGGACCTCGTTAATCCGGGATGACCTAGCCACTGCGGTAACACGGATTGCGTTACATCTTTATAAGCGCCCAGTCCCTTACAATAGCTTATTATGGTAACTATAGGGATATATGGCAAGCCTATTAGTTAATGCAAAATAACATAATTTAGTTCTTTCCTTGCCATAAGAAAGTACCTATAATAGGGGTGCAATTAGGGGTACATGAGTTTATCTAATACCAGATAGACCATGAAACTCTCTAATACTGAAGTTGGTATTAGAATTCCTTATTCCCCTTTACCCATAAGTTTAGCTAATCCTTTATAGGTATTACGAGCTCTTATGGAGGATGGGGATTATTAGGGAGAATGGGGTAGAACGGGATTTCCTCAGGAGTTCCCTATATAGACAAGGTGACCAGGTT